CTTCTTCTGCAAGGATTTCTTCGTTATTTTCAATAACCTCTTCGTTTATTTCTTCGGTAGGTGTTTCTTCAACAACATTTTCTACTGTTTCTTCAATTATTTCTTCTTTAGGTGCTGTTACTTTTTCAACTTTTTGTTGGTTAAGTACTGTTTTTTTCTTTCTACTCATAATTATATTTTTTTAAATATTTTAATTATTTTTTATAAATACTTATAAAATAAAAAAACCACTACATATTAATATATAGTGGTTTTTATTTTGATATATTTAACTATTAACCTCCAGCTTCATCAAACGATGCACCTGATGGTGTTATTGTAAATGTAATTCCAATAAATTCAACTGATCTAGTTGGTTTTAAGGATATTTCACCAAATAATTCAAGTCTATCATGACTTTCAGGTGTGTTATTACTATCATCCATTTTAATTCTAAATTCTTGTAAACCTCTTTCTCTTTTAATACTATCAAGTATAGGAGTTGTTTTTGCTAAGAATTGGTCGATAGTTGCTTGATCATTTTGTTCGAATACTAATCTAATTGCTACGTTAGATATAAGAACTTTAGTTTGTAGTAAAAGTCTACGAACGTTAATTCTATCAAGAGCACTTTCACGAACTTGAAGTGTTTTTTGACCAAAGATAGCTGATCCAACATCTGCAAAGTCTGCAATTGGATTAATTCTACCTGCATAAAGTATATCACGAGCAGGTTCAGATAATTTATATTTAGATTTTCTTGCATCAGTTACACCACGTTGTAAACCAGCAGGTGCAAACCAAGGGAATGATACATTATCAGTAAATGCAATTGCTTTTACTACCTCACCAGTTGGTGGAAGAAATATATTTACATTATTTTGTGTATCTTTTATTTGAATATAAGGGAAATATGTTGCACCATAACTAGTATCTAAACCAGCAGTGTCTAATAAGTCAGTAATATCTTCTGCAGCAATAACATCTTGTTTTGATTCACCAATTGTTAGTGGTATATCAATGTCAGGAGAATCGATAATATATAAACTATCAGTTCTTTCATTTTCAAGCATTGTAATTGTGTTTTGAACTAAAATATTTTGTTCACTCCAATTAATACCCGGAGTTGCGAATATGTTAATAGTAACTTCTTCAGGGTTAGAATATGTATTGATTGCAGTAGTCCAAGCTTGGAAATCGTTTGTTGCTGGAACTTGTGGATCAACACCATCAAACGCACCGTTTTGGCGATATAAATCACTATATGTGCGACTGTTTCTATTAACATCCCAACCATCAAATCCACCTGCTGGAGCAAATGTGAATTTTCTTGATTGTAGTTCAAAATATGTATCAGTTGGACTAACAACATCTCTTACTGTTTGGAATCTACCAGCACCAACTTCAAATTGACCAATTAATTGGCTACCATCATAATATGTGCCTGTAGCTCCAGAATCCATATGAAAACCTTTTGATTTAGTAAAACCACTTGCATTATTAGCACCAGAAGTTTTCCAACCATTATAGTTAAATAAATTTTGGTTAACACCTGTTCCAACAAGACCATCACCATTATAACCAAGTTCTGATAAACCTAAGAATGTTCTTGTAATTCTCTCATTCTCATCATATTCAGTTTTATAGTAGATTTTTGGTGCAACACCTGCAGTACTTGCATCTGTAATATTTGTTGCAAAACTATTTTGAATGAAACCTTCAAAACCAGCAGGGAATACATTGTTAGGTATTTCAGTATCTAATTCAAGCATGATATATTGACTTTGAAGATCATATTCACCATCTGTTGTACCAATTCTTTGTGCAACATAATTTGTTTGACCTTTCAACATAGAACATCTTGAAAATGTTTCTAAAACGGTTGTATTATCATCAGTATCGTAAAAATCACGAACAACAACATCAAATTCAAAACTTTCGGGTTTAATATTAACAATAGAGATTTTAATTTCTTTATTTGCAGCATTACCGTCTGAAATTGAAACAAATTTAAATAATCTATCAATTTTATTACCTCTTAATTGTGATACAACCCAAGGTGTTTCAGGTGTTTTGAATTTAGTATTATAATTTGTGAATATATCAGATGTTGCATCAATTAATGTTGTATTAATACCATAACCAATACTATCAGCATCTAATTTTTTAATTAAATCTGGATAAATTGCTTCAACCCAAATTTTAGTGTTTTTATCTTTTGCTTCTCTACCAATAACATTAGGAAGAAAACTACTTGAATTAGGGTCTAATGTAGCAGTATATGCTTCAGGTTCGTCTTCAGGATCAGCAGGTTTAGATGCAACTAATGTGAATTGAGCGAATAAATCACCAATTCCAATGTTTGTTGTATTACCTGTCATATTTAGATCACTTGCATCGAAAATAGTTTCAGATGGTAAATTAACATCATCTATAACATAACCTCTACTTCTAACAATACCTAATACCATACCTTCATATTCACTATATGAAGTACCTGTAATTATTGTTGTTTTAACATCTACAGTACCAGCACCTGTGCTTGCAGTATATGTTACTGCTGTGAATTCAATAAGATCACCAGCGAAATTAGTTGCATTTATTTTTGTTAATCCAGTAAATGTACTACCAGTATCACCTGTTGCATATAGTGAAACACCTAAAAAAGTATTACCACTAAATGGTACACCACTTTGTGAACTTGATGTTGAACTACCTGTAGTGGATGGATCAACACCAGCATTCATTGTTATTGCCCACGATGTTCCTGCATCATATCCGGATAAACCTAAAACTCTGGTTACCCATAATTGATTAGATTCCTCTAAATATGCATTAGCGACATAAGGCATTTCATATTGTAATTTTCCGTTAGGGAATTTTTTAATATTTTGTTTTCCAAATCTTCTACTAAATTGTCCCGCATCTTCGACAAATACAGGTTCGAAAGCTGGACCTTTTTCAGTTTCACCAACTAAACCTAGAGTGGTTACTCCAACATTACGTGTTACGAAAGTTAAATCTTGTTCTTTAAATTTTACGCCCGGAGAGGTAAATACGAATTCAGCCATATTAATATGTTATTAAGTTTTTATTATATTTATTATTATTTACAGTATGTATAAGTAACATTACATTTTTCTATAAATACTAATTAAATCTTCAAAATCATATAATTAGTATTTATTTGTAGGTAAATATTGAATATATGAACAACACACAAAGAATTAGATTAGATAGTGGTGTAACTGATACAGATAAACACTTATTTTTTAAATTAGAACAAGAAACAGATACTTTAGAATTGTTGTCATTAAAAATTGATACTAAAGAAGCGTATGGTAGTTTTAATGCAGATTATGGGATGTTAATTGGACGTGTAACTGCAAATAATGGTGTCGGAATACCAAATGCTAAAGTGTCTATATTCATACCTCTTGATGAAGATGATGAAAATAATAGTGATATTGTTAGTATATACCCATATAAATCACCTCGTGATAAAAATGGAAACGTTAAAAGATATAATCTATTACCACGTGTTGCAAAAAGAAATCCAAACACGGGTGAAATTAAACCAAAACAACCATTTGGTTCATTACCAGTAAAAGAAGAATTTTTAGCAAATCCAACACATTTAGAGGTCTATAAGAAATATTATAAATATACAACAAAAACTAACGAATCTGGTGATTATATGATATTTGGTGTTCCTGTCGGTAATCAAACAACACATATGAGTGTTGATATCACAGATATCGGTGGTTTTTCAATGTCACCAGCATCAATGGTTCAAAATTTAGGATATTCACCTAATTTATTTTCAGGTGATGGTACTAGAATTAAACCTGAAAATGATCTTGAGGACCTACCACATATTGAAACACAAGAAATTTCAGTAGAGGTAATACCTTTTTGGGGTGATACTGAAAATTTTGAGATCGGTATTACTCGTCAAGATTTTAGAATACGTGCACGATTAACTGAAACATTTATAATTTTCGGTTCAGCTTTTACTGATGGTGATAGAGCGATGTGGGGTAATAAACCTATAGAAAAAGGACCAAGAGCATTATATCAAATTAGAGAAGGTTCTGCTGCTAATTTAGGAATGGTGACTAAAAGAATTGGTCAAATTAAAGAAAAAATATATTATTGGGATAGTGATATAACAGATAAACAAATAGATGATAAATTAGTAAATCCCATTGATGATATGAAAGTGTTAGACCCTTCACAATATACGACATATAAAAGAGATGGTGATTTTGTTTTCATTATTAATTGTAATAGAGATAAAAAAATAACAAATGAAGAAGGTAAGTTAGTAGATATTTCTAATGATGATCCAAATGGTTCGTTTACTAAATTTAGGGGGTTTATAACGTTAGAATATTCAATTGATGAAATTCCAATGAATTTTAGTAATTCGGCAAATTTAGTAGGTAGTGATGAAGTTGGTCTTAATCCAATAAGATATAAATTAAAAATACCTCAAAGTGCAAGTCCCGGTGATAATTTTGAGTATGCAGTTGATAATGAACCAATAAATACAGATGCATGGAGAAGACAGGATAAAATATTTAGTGGTGGTAGTTATTATAGTGTTGCAAAATTTCATGGTTGTGTATATAATCAATCAGAAAATGATACAATTAATTGGCGATTTGGTCTAGGTTCTAAAGGTTTCAATAATACTGATTTAGTAAATTGGATACAAGTACCTAGAGGTTGGAATACTGGTATAATATTAACAGATGCAACAACTGATCCTGATGATGAAAATCGTGTTTTTGATTTTCCATCAAATGTTACAAATCTTATTGAACCAACTCGTCCTTGGAAATATTTTGGTGGAAATTGGTTAAATTTTTCAATTCATTTACCACAAGTAGCATACGCAGATGGTGATGGTTTATCCAATACTTTTAGAAGTTATCATTCTAATACTAATTTTACAAATAATCCATTTCGTACACACTTTTATGAGGATAATACTCAAGATATTGCTGCAGGTGAGATAAACACTAAATGGTATGCTCGTTCTGATTTACATTTTACCGATTTTATTGAAGTACCCATTACAGATATTTTAAATATTTTTGATAAAACAGATAAAGGGTTTAAAACCGATGATATAGGGTTTAATTTAACAGGTAAATATAGAAATGGTGAGACTTTTTGTCCCATAAACGGTGGTCATTTACATGGTCACCCTACTACATCAATTGATCCAGAATTTTATTTCTATCGTGGTTTTGATACCGCAGATTGTATTAGTTATCTTATATCATTAAATTTAGTGTAAATAAAAAACCCATCACAAAGGATGGGTTTTAATATCTAATATATATTCTTTCTCTATTTTCTTTGAAGTGTGTATATCCCACCATCAGGGGTATTAATTTGACTTGTTTCAAGTAATTTTAATTTCAATATTGTATTATCAAAAAGTTCTGGTTCAAGTATTTCAAATATTCGAGAATCAATACTTAATATATAATCTTCAGAAATTTTATACTCATATGTATTTCTTGTTAGATCATTACCGTAATCATCACAGAATGTTAAATGTCCAACAATTTCCCAATACATATTAGTTGAAACAAATTCAAGATCAAGAGTGATCATATCATAATCCACATTCAAAACCGGATCACAATCTGAATAGGTTTTACCTAAAAACTCAAGAGATACAAATTCCCATTCCCCTAAGAGGTCGTCAACTGTGATATACGCTTCTATTTGATCATCTATAATGATCTGGTCATCCGTGTTAACTTTAATGTCTTCTTTTTCACACGATGTGAAGATAAAAAAAAGTGCTGTAATGATTCCAAGTAATAAAAATAATTTTTTCATGATTTTAAAATTTAGTTAAACAATGTTTTTATCTTAATATACGATAAAAATCAATATAGGTTACACATATCTTAACATTTTTTTTATTGGGTATTTATAAATGATATGGATAAAAATCTTGAAATATTATTAGGTAGTGAAAAGAATGTAATTTCAACAACTGTTGATACTTATGATCAAATTGCTTTAGATAAAAAAAGTGCTAATATCGTTCAATATGATATTAGTAATGTTCTTAGTGTTGCTGAAGTGTATGAACAAGAAAGAGAAAACACTGAAATATATAGAATATATGGGGGGTTAGAATGGTTTTCAATGTTAAATGGTTTGAAAACTACCTATAAAGAATTAAATGATTTTTTTCTACCATATTTTGATGGATTTACATATAAAGACATGAATAGTTCAATTGACCTATATTTAGTACGACCTGCAGGTGTATATAAAGGTCTCTCTACAGATTCTCAATATTTTAGAAGAGATTTTGAAGTTATTGCAACACCAGATCAATTTGGATTACAAAATGCTGGATATTCAGAAAATTTATTTAATGATCAAAAACATATTTATACCTTAAACACAAATATTGATGTTACTAATTTTCGGGATTATTTTGGATATCCACCAACTGAATTATTCATATATGCTCAATATAATAGAGGTACAAATGGTAATGGTGATTCTGAAACAGTTAAGAATACCGATTGGTCCACTGTAACACAATCTGCATATACAAAAGCATTTAGTTCACGAAAATTAGGGATTGGTGATATTGTTGAGGGTGATAAAATTGAAGAATTTTATTTAGAATATAAATATGAACAAATTGAACAACAAATACACTATATTACTACACCATATATTGAATATATATTGAATCCTAATAGAGAATGGTGGGAAGTTTGGAAACCTAAATATATTGAAATAAAAAAACAATTAATGTGGAAATATAATCCATTTATTCCATTAAGACTAAGATATTTCAGTAATGAATTAAGCAGAGCAAACGAATCATCTACTGCATATGATCAAAAAGAAGGTATACCAAGTTATGCATCTAATGTCGATGATGGTAATTACGTTTGGAGAGAAATATTACAACAGGGTTATATTGATCCACTTAGTGGTGAAGGTGTTAATTATCCGTTTTTAAATGGTAATAGGTATTTATTCACTACATCTATTTTAGATATTATTCCAGATTTAGATGATACAAACACTGCAGAAGTATTTAAAGATATAAATTTCGCACAACGAACTGTACTAAATACAAGTCCAGATGGTGATATTAATGATATAGGAAAACCATGTTAAAAAAAGAAAAAATAATATTAACCGGGAAAGATTTAAATATTCAGTTCCCAATATCACAAAGCAATGACTTTCTTGGTTATCAACAAGAAATTGATGGTTATGTTGATGAACAAGTTAGATTAGCTGTTAATCCAACAACAGATAAAGAAGTTCGTAAATTTAAAAATTATAGTGAACAAATAATATTAAGATTTGAATTTTACTACAAACCAAGAAGATTATATACTAGTAATCTTCTTGGTTTGAAAGATGATTCATATAATAATAGTTTTTTTATTTTAGACGTATATGATACACCTAAAATAGGTGATCAAAAAAAAATATTCACAACCTATTTAACAATGTTAAATGGTGTTGGTGTAGAGTTTGATTATAGTGCCCAATATAATTTAATTAGTGGTAATGAATTTTATAATTTAAATGTACCGATTGATTATGTTTCTAATAGTGACATCACACATGCTTATGGTAAATTTAGTTTTTATAACGCTAGTACGGGTAAATTAAATATATTTTATGATTCTAATAAAGAAGATCAATTAACAGAATCTTCAGATGGTATGTTTTTTGAAATATTTTTTTATAACGCCACTAAAGTATGGGCATTTACATCATCATACACACCAAATATAACAGCAAAAGAACTAATTAATGCTGATGCTTATATTGAAAAAATGGATGATACTTTTGATAATTTCGATAATCTAGGGCAAGAATATCCTGCAGGTAATACATTAACAACAGGTGGAACATATACAACAACTTAACGTTGAACAGCAAAATAGGTAATTCTTGGTTTTCTAAGTGTTCTAGTAATTTCAAATTCTTTTTCGTCTAAAATATAACCTTTAAGGGTTAAACTATATTTTGATACATAGAATCTATCACCATCAATATTTTCCATTGAATTAGCTTCATCCATTGATTCTAAATAAATAGGAAAAGGTGTACCGTTTATAAACACATAATCTTGTATAGATGCAAAGTTTTTTAATACTTGTTCATCATATACATTAACATCTTCACGAAATTTAGTGAATAAAGACACTTCATATATCATATCAACATTGGTAGGTTCTGGCATTTTAGTTCTAAGGTAAACCACCTCACCATTATCTAAAATAGGAACATCAATATATCTAAATTTACGTGCTTGTGGTATACGTGCTTTTTTACCAATTCTTGTTCCGGTTTTTTTATCTATTCTTCTAACTGTGATATATGGTGTTGGTATATTTTTATCATCATCAGTAAATTTCCAAGTTTTTTCAAATTCACCCCAACGATCATTTTCAAGATAAAAAGCAGGTATTTTTTCACCGTCAATTTCAATTTCTAAATGTCCTTCATTAACGAAATCATAAATCGATTGATCTAAGTCCTCTAAATGAATACTTCTTGGTAAGTATTTAGTCTTCACATCGGTTTTATTCATTAATTCTTCAATCCTATCCCAACCATATTTTAAATATTCAGTTCCTATTTTTGGTGGATTGACATTAATTTTATATTTCGCTTTTTTTGGTAATGACATATATTTAACACTTTTCTATAAATACTCTTTGATTTTAATTACATTAATGATATATTTGTTCTTTTAAAAAACATAAATATGTTATCTCAGAAAAAAATCTTTGAAGAAAAGGATGGTACTATTGGATATTTTGAAGCAATATTTAATTCAAGTAACGTACTTAAATCCACTTATTTCCCAAAAAACAATAAATTATACATCTCATTTAGTAGAGGTGGAACATATTCATATTGTAATATTGATCAAATAATATATGATGAATTTGAAACTTCTGAATCACAGGGCATCTATTTCAATGAAAATATAAAAAAAGCACCTGAAAAATATCCACCACATAAAGAATTTACATTATATCCTAGTGAGGTGAAAGATTTAAAAGAAGTTGTTGAGAAAACAAATAAAATTAATGAAGATCAAGAAATTAAACTCATTGATGAAGATCAGTATGTAAATCTTATCGCATTTCTTCAAAAAACATTGGAATTCTATTCGGATGAGAATAATTATGAAAAAAATAAAGATTCTAAATCTTTGATTGATGTAGATAAAGGAACACAAGCAAAATTTGCAATAAAACAAGCAGAAAATTTAATTAAATCCACCGCAGATGCTGAAACTGAATATGATAAGATAATTGAAGATGCTGAAAAGAATCTTAATGTTAGTCCAAGGGATGTTTTAAAGAACTTAGAGGGTCTTAAAGGTGGTTAAGTATATCAAGTCATTTATTACATAAAACGTCTTAAAATGGCTTTGAATTAGGTAAATAGAGCATAAATAAACAAATATATTAATAAGTATCAAATATGAGAGGAAGACAAGGAATTAATTCACGTAGAGATGGTGCATTAAAACAATTAAAAGAACAATTGGCTGGTGGTCAAAAACCTGAAAAAATTGGTGGTAAAACAACAAACAATATGATTCCACACACAGATGGTGATAAAAAAAGAATCAATGGTGAAATAACTATATTGGAAAAGAAATCACAAAAAGGTGGTTCGATAGCCGGGTAAACACAAAACACACACAAATGAAACAGTATTTAAACACACTACAAGAAATCCTAGATAAGGGGGTTGAGAAAGAAAGTGGTAGAGCAAACATGCCTAACACAATTGGTATATCTAAAGCAGATATTAAAATGGATTTATCTGAAGGTTTTCCACTATTAACAACGAAGAAAATGTTCTGGAAAGGAATTGTCCATGAATTACTTTGGTTTCTTCGTGGTGAGACCAATATTAAATATTTAGTAGATAATAAAGTTAACATCTGGAATGGTGATGCATATCGTTGGTATCTTAAATGGTGGGATGAATATGGACAATACGTTGGTGGGGAAGTTAGTAAATTCGAAACAATTGAAGACTTTATTCATGTAATTAAAGAAGAAGTAAGTCCGATTCATCAGTATTTTGGTAAAGAGACTGGTCTTATGGAAACGTATGTTTATGGTGATCTTGGTAAGGTATATGGTTATCAATGGCGTAACCAAAATGGGGTGGATCAGGTTCAACAGGTCCTTGATGGTTTGAAAGATAATCCGTATTCTCGTTATCATATTATAGATGGTTGGAATAAAGCAGATTTTCCTGAAATGGCATTACCTCCTTGTCATCTTTTATATCAATTTATTGTTAGACCATTAAGTATTAAAGAAAGAATTGATTTATATAATCATGATCCTAAATATAAACAATTTAAGGTAGATCATGGTGATGGTAATAAATTTTTAGAAAAATACGATGAATGGGGTATCCCTAAATTCTATTTGGACCTAAACATGTATCAACGCAGTGTTGACACCGCACTTGGTGCTCCTTATAATTTAGCATCTATGTCAATATTATTAATGTTATTTGCTAAAGTAAATAATATGATTCCGGGTATTGCAAATTGGACTGGTGGTGATACACATTTATATATTAATCATATTGATAAAGCTAAAGAACAATTATTAAGAGAGCCTATGAAATTACCTGAATTAAATATTAATAAGGAATTGAATAATCTCAATGATATTTGTGATTTAACACTAGATGATTTTGAATTAATAAATTATAATTCACATCCAAAAATTGATTTTGAATTATTTTCTGGATTAAAGAAATAATGTTTAGGAATACCATTCAACTTTTTTTAATCATAGTATTTATAATAAAGAAAAGATATGATTGGAATATATAGAATTAGAAATTTATTAAATAATAAATGTTATTATGGATCAGCAAAAAATATTAAAATAAGATGGACAAAACATAAATCACAATTAAAACATAATAGACATGAAAATATAATATTACAAAGAGCATGGGATAAATATGGTAAGGACAATTTTATTTTTGAAATATGTGAAGAAATTGATTTATTATTAATCGAACAAAAATATTTGGATTTGAATCCTGAATATAATATTGGTATTCATGCGAGCGGTGGTGATAATTTATCAAAACATCCAAATAGAAATGAAATTATTAATAAAATAAAAACAACACTTAAAATAAAATGTGAAAAAATGAGTGAAGATGAAATAAAATTAAGATTTTCATATCCTAAAGAAAAAAATCCAAATTGGAAAGGTGGTGAATTATATAAATATTGTAAATGTGGTGTGAAAATTGCACCTAAAAGTATAACATGTCGTAAATGTGTACCAAGAGAAGGTGAGAATAATCCATTTTATAATATGAAACATACTGATGAAACGAAAAAAAAATCATCAGAAAAAATGTTAGGTAAATATAATGGTAGTCAAAACATCAAATTTACTATTGATAGTGTCGAATATTTTTCTCTCGGTGATGCATCAAATAAACTTAATATTCCAATAACAACAATTAGATGGAGATTAAAATCAAAAAATATTAAATTTATAAATTATCAATATATATAAAATAAGTGAATGGATGTTTTTTACATAATAATTATATCAGTTTTGCTTGTGGTAGTTTTATTACTATCATTTGCACTTTTATTTTTTATTGAAAAAACACCATATATTTCGGATAAGGATAAAGAATTTATAAAATTCACTATTGAGATGTATATTGAATATGCCAAGGATTTAGATATATATTCAGAAAATCAACATGAGAAAATTGTAAAAAAGTTGAATGATATAAACAATAAATATTTTAAAAAGAATGGAAGAAAACATAAGTAGAATTGTTGAATCGTATTCGGATGAAGAATTTTTAACCGCAGATGGGTTCGATAAAGCAATTATCGGTGTAAGTGGTGATAGAATCGTATATTCAAGAACAAAATGTATTAGGATATTAATGTTTCAAGATGAGTTGTCGGAAATTGATGCTATTGAACACTTCGATTATAATGTTTCCGGTGCGTATGTTGGTGATAAAACACCGATTTGGGTAGATGACACTATGTTTTATTAAAAATATGGATTGGAAATTTTGTACATATAGTTATATAGCTAAAGATTGTCCAGAATATTTTGGTAGTGCAATATTAAACAGTAATTATGCTGATGTTAGATATAGTGAAGGACAATTATATCCTATTAAATGTTGGGATTTAGATTATTTATCGTTTTTTGATACATTAGATAGTGCTATTTTATTTATGATTGAAAAGTCAGATAAAGACTTTCAAATAATAAAAGACCTTGCATTTGATGGGTGTTTTTCTGATGCACAGAATGTAGATTGGGATAAAATGAAAACAATATATGGGAAAAAGGATAGGCAGTAATAAAGTAAAGATAAAGAAATTTAATCATCGTGAATTATGTTTTAATCTTGCTGAAGCAAAAGGTACTCGATTTATTGAAGTTCCATTAGGTTCTGTTTATTTAAGTTATGGTAGTGTTGGACAAGCTGATGTTATCACCATAAAACCATCATACAATAAATTTAATTTAGATATTTACGAATGTAAAGTAACTCGTTCAGATTTTCTTCAAGATATTAAGTCCGGAAAATATAAAAGATATCTCGAACATTGTAATAGATTATATTTTGCAGCACCATCTGGAATAATAAAAAAAGAAGAACTTCCTGAAGGTGTTGGTTTAATCGTGAGAGGTGATAATGGGTGGTCAACAGTAAAATTAGCAAAAAAAAGAAACATTGAATTTAATAATGAAATGTTATTGTCATTAGTTTTCTTTAATGGTAGGGTTTATAATAATAAGAGAATTAATTTAGGTTATGTTAATTATAGATGGGTAGATAAAGATAGATTAAAGGGATTAGGTAAACATGTGAAAGAATCTATATTGAATTATAATAATTTACTGTTGAAATTTAATAATCTATTAACCGAAGCAAGTAGAAAAATAACATTTAAATCTGAAAAAGAAAAAGAAGATTTCGAAGATAAATGGGATAGAACTAACTATATACGTTAAATATAAAATTATGGAAGATAATAGAAAGAAATTAATACAATTAAGAACTAAGCTTGAATTCTATAAAAAATTAAATACTAAGATTACAGAGATCATGGATGCAAAACTTGATTTAGAGGATTTCGAACAAGATGTGTTTAGTGAACTCCAAAAAACAGAATCTGAATTGGATGACTATAAGATGGAGATTGATTTACCTGACAGTGAATGGGATGAAGATGAAACTAAAGATTAATTCCCTTTTGTTTCCGATATAAAAGGCAGAACATCTTCTTTTACAGGTACAGCTACTATGCGTTTGAAGTACGGTTTAAAACCACCAATTGTTTTATCGGTAGTATCTGTAATAATATCAGCATTTTGAATTTCATAGTATCTATTATGATCACCACTCATATTATATTCGATATAATCACCACGAATCATATCAACTTTTTTCTCTTTTAATTCATCAAGATAAACACCAAATGAAAGATTTCCAGTATCTTGACGGGCAATACCACCGGGATTATCCCCATAATATTTTTGTTCTGATGGTAGGACATTAACCATTACATTTAATTTAACTGGTGAAAAGAATACTTTATCTTTTGCTTTTGATTGACCATATAATTTATGTGATTTAGTTTTAGTAACATTTACTTTATATAGTGTTACATGATCAACATGGTCAGTTTGTAAATAATCCCTTCCATATTCAACATCTAAATTAAATGAGTTTTCAGACATAAATAATCCATATCTATCGTCTTCAAGGTCAATATGTTGTTTTTTCTTTGTCATATTATATTGCAATTATTGGGAACATTGGTGGTTGGAAACCACGCTCAATATTAATGTTTTGGGCAATTTTTGCACGTTCTGTTGTAAGATTAACTTGAGTAAGTTTATCAAGTAATCCTGTAAGTTCTTTAGTTGTTAATTCTTTTAATTTTTCACCTTCATCTAATAGATGTCTATAATCCATAGTTAATTGCTTATCGGTTGCACCAATTTCACCACTAAAAAATCCTCGAATACCACCAAGAGTTATTTTACTATCTGCAATAAGTAAATTACGTATTTGTTGACGAGCAACATCATTTAATTTTTCCCATTTTAAGGTCTTAACTGGTGGGTCTGAAGGTAATTTAACAATATCATTATTTTCATCTAAACATTTATCACGTCCAACATTGTTAGTGTCGTAATACCAATACCAAACTTTTTTACCTGCATAATGTTTACCCCATTTATTTGCGATTTCCCCTCTACCTCCCGGTATTGGATATAAATGTATTATTTTTTCACCTGTTTCAAGTCCGGTAATACGATAGGTCAACAGTGATTGAAGTACACGTTGTTTGGTCCTTCTATCTTGGGCAGTTAACAGTGTTGAATATGTTGGTTGTACATACATAGCTGGTCTACCAAGATATGACCATCCATGCATTCCCGGTGACCATGCATTTAATGAAAATGGGTCAACAAGTCCTTGATCAATAGATGGTGGTGTTTCCCAAAGTACTTCATTCACTTCTCTATTTGATGGAACAACATAATGTTGTGTATGTGCTGATGTTACAATATAATCTCTTTTTAATTCCCAACCCGGTGCTGCAGGTGCATTTGTACCAGCACCAATTTGTTTAGAATATGCATATGTAAATGATTCCATATACTGATTTGATTTGACAGTAAATGCAGATAAAAAATCACTATTATCAATATTAAGACCTTCTAAACTAATCCATTGTTGATGAATTAACCAATTATTTACAATAGCAGAATAATCTTCAATTGCCATTTCTAACAAAGAATCCATCATATCATCAGTAAGTTCAAACTTTCTTAATGGATAACCAAGTTTATGTTTAACATTTTTAATTAATTTATTTCTTTCAATTGTTGATATTAACGCCATAATTGTATATATTTGTTTTCTATTTATTATAAATACTTTAATCACACTATTATGTTAAAATTTGAATACGAAATTAAATTAAATGATGAAGGTAGACCATATATTGATTTACCACCAGATCATGATAACAATATAGAAGATAAGTTTATGGGAATGGAACTTACTCGATATATTTTAACTGGTTTATATAACATGAAAAAAGAAGTTTATACTAAAAACGATCTTAAGCTCATGGAATTAACTTTAGAATTTTTAGAAAAGGTATCTGATGAAATGGCATTAATATTAAAAGGTGCTATGGAAACAAGTGGTGAAATACAACTTACGTTTTATAGAGAATTTGATATTCAAGTATCAAATATAAATAAACGTGATGATCTTAATTATGAGGGTATTATTTATGGAAATAAATTATTTAAAAGATGTACCGGATTAAAAGTTATGGTTCAAGACACTATGAAAGTATATCAATTGGTTGATGGTATTGATAATAAACATTGGAAAGAAGTAAATAAATAATATTATGGATTTTAAACCCACTGATGAACAATTAAAAATATTTAAGTTTCTAAGAAAAAGACCTGAAAATTTACTTATTGAAGCATATGCCGGGGCAGGTAAAACAACAACACTTATAGAAGCTGCAAAGTTATTACCACAGGATAAAAAAATCTTATTTTTAGCGTTTAATAAACATATTCAGCTTGAACTTAAAGAAAAGTTACCTGAACATATAAGATGTTATACATCACATGGTTTAGGATTAGCTGCAATTAAAAGAAAACATCCAACCTCTAAATTGGATGAATTTAAAATCGATAAGATCATAAAAAAATTATCTAAGAAATGGGATTTGATGAAAGAATTTGATGGTCGTTACGATAAAGTAATTAATTATCAAAACGATATGAAGAAACTTGCAAATCTATGTAGGTTATCATTAACTACTACAGATAAATATATACCATACCTAGCAGAAAGGTATGATGTTAGAATTTTTCCAAATAGAGATATTAAAAGAATTAAGAAAATATTAGATATTTCAACTAAAGATAGACAAACTTTTGACTTTTGTGATATGGTTTATCTTCCGGCAATAGATAATTCTTTGTTTTTATTTCCACAAGATTATGTTATTGTTGACGAATGTCAAGATATAAATCGAGCACAACAAAGAATAATCGAAAAATCACTAAGAAAAGATAAAATAAGTAAAAAGGTAATTGGAAGATTAATTGCTATTGGTGATGGTTTTCAAAGTATTTATGGGTTTACCGGAATCATGGATAAAACTTTTGATTGGTTTAAAAAATATAATAATACTAAAACACTCCCATTATCATATTCATTTAGATGTGCTAAAAATATTATTGAACATGCAAATACTATAGTTCCCGGAATTAAAGCACTTTCTGATGCCCCGGATGGTGTTGTTCGAGATGGTGATGTTTTATTAGAAGCTAGAAGTGAGGATTTTATTTTATGTCGGACTGTGAAACCATTAATAAAGTTGTTTTTCCAATTTTTAGAGATGGATCGTAAAGCAACAATTAAGGGGAGTGATATTGGACTTGATTTAATTAACATGATTGGTAAAATTAAAAGTATTGGTAAATTAAATGATCATTGGTCTAATGAAGTTATTAAATATAAGAATGATTTAAAAAAACAAGGAATATTAAATCATGCAGATGATAATGGTTATACTATATTAGCAGATAAAGTTGATACACTTTTATTTCTTGCTGAGAAATCGGTATCTATTGATGAACTTAAAAAAAGAATTTCAACAATCTTTACTGAAGATGTTGAAGGTATTGTATTGAGTACTGTTCACAAGGCAAAAGGATTAGAAGCTGATAGGGTTTTTATTATAAGACCGGATAAATTACCTCTACCAAATAAAAAACCTTGGCAAGCAATGCAGGAACAAAATTTACATTATGTTGCAATTACAAGAGCAAAAACTGAATTAATATATGATAGAACTTGGTCAGATGAAACCATTGATGGTACTGATGATCTTGATTTACTTTAAATATAAAAAATATGGTACATAAAATAAAAGAAATTGTCATTGATAAAAGTGATAAAAATACAAAACCAACAAAAAAAATTACAATTTATTTTAATGTTGTTGAATATAAGTTGATTTTAATATCAAAAGCTAATATTAAACTTAATAGTGGGTCTGGTTGGAATGAAATATGTAAAAAAGAAATTTCATTATCAAAAGAAGTAATAAAAGACATTAAGTTTACTGATATTATCAATGAAATGATTAGTGAAACTAACAATAAAATTGAAACACTTGCGATAGTTTCAAATTTCTTTAAAGATATTGATTTTATGGGTGTTGAAAGTTAATCAATAGCAACAAGTGAATTATCATCAGTAGATTTATTTTCTGACACATCATTATTACCAATAGAACCACCACTATTAGGTAGGTTTTCTATTGATTTATTTAAATCAAAAAATCTATCATTTGTTGCACTTATTGCATTTGTGTTTAATCCAATTGCTTTACTGTTACCATCTATTGCTTTATTAACATCTTCAAATTCACCAGCTATATATGATTTTTGTTCAACATATAATGTTTTTTGAAATTCTTCTGATTTATTTAATCTTGGATTAATTGCAAGATAATAAAAACCAATAAAAATACTTAATATTGAACCAATTGTCCCTAAAAAGGTTTTAAGTGTAAATACAACTGGTGTATTTGCGTTTAAGTTAATTTGTGGGGTTGGTTTAATATTTCTTTGATTGTTATTTTCCATGTTTTAATTATTTATTCTAGTTTCATATATTGATTTTTCCCAAGTAATATCGTATTCAACACCATCTTTTGTATATGTTTCATACCAATAAACCATTGTTGGTTCAACATTAATTGAAAGCATAAAACCATCTGGGAATTGATTTTTAGTTATTTCAATGGTATTAATAAATATTTTTGTGTTATATAACCATGTACTTGTTTTTTTTCCATTATAATATGATTTACTTTCTAATATTAATTCATATCTATAATAATAATTACCATCTTCATCAATAAACGTTTCAAGTGTGGTATATGCTTTAACACCAACTATGTTATTATTTTCATTAGATATTTCAACAACCCCAAAATCGTTATATTGTGATTTTGATTGTGATTGACTAAATATATTTAATGTCAATAATGTTAAAATGATTAATGAAAATATTTTTTTCATAAAATGATATTTACATTTCCTATAAATACTTTTTAATAAAAAAAAAGATAAAAAAAAGAGGGTAAAACTTACCCTCTTTTTTATTTATGTTTTAATTGATTATCTTAATTCACCAATTCCAAATGTTTGTAGACCATCACAATAAATTCTACCGTAATATCTGTTCAATACCATTTTCTTAGCATAACGAGTCATGATACCACGAACCGGAGTGAAATCGAATGGATTGTACATTACAGGTGTTAATTGCATTGGTACGTAAGGAGCGTAAATGTAACCAGTTTCAAGGATTGAATTACCTTTATGACCAATAAGAACTGTGTTAGCAGGAGCATATGGATCACGGTATACTTGGTAACGACCAGAAAGTGTACCAATTTTTTCAATACCCATGTTATATTTATCTTGTTCTGGACCAGCATTAGATACGTGGAAGTATTCTAAGTCATCACATACAGCACTTACTTCCGGAGAAACAACAATCCAAGATGCACCACCACGAAGAGTAGACTTATGAATTTGAGCAGAAATCTGATTGATTTTAGTAATCAATGTTTGATTCCAATCTTTTTGTGTTCCGTAATAAGATGTACTTTGTTTACGAAGACCATTATAATCCCAACGAAGAGTCCAAGCAGCACCTCTTCTAAGATCACGAAGAATTTCACGATCAATTTCAGCAGCCATTTGCTCAGAAAGTAAAGCAGTAAGTTCCGCTTCAGCATCGATGTTGTGGAATGCACTAACATCTTGAGCAAGTTCAGGTGTCCATTGTGCTCTCATTTTACGAGATTCAACTGATACAGTAACATCATCAAGTGTGAAAGTTACTTCAGCCATTCTTGAATCTTCTTCAAGATCAGAGTAAACTCTGTAAGCATATGTAAAAGTTGCAACACTTGAACTAGCTGATAACGCTTGATATCCATCAGCACCAGCATAAGTAATGTCAGCATAAATTTCGATAACACCAGTTTCTTTGTTCACAATAGCTTGACCATACTTTTGAACTCTTACGTTGAATGGTAATGTATTACCAGCAGCGATTGATTCATCAGTATAAGGAGAAGGAGCAGTGAAATCTACATCAGATATAATTCTCAATGATGCTAAGAAACTTTCAGTATCAATAGGTACACCAGCAGGACCAATTAATTTACCTTGAAAATCTACAGTGAAACCACTAAGACTAAGTAAAATTTGTTTGTCACCTACTGCCCAAGGAGTATGTGTAGTACCACCTGTAACAACAGTAATGTTTCCTTTTGAACGATCAAATAATGAAGTACCTTCTTCATTATACTCACTTGCATAGAATGCATCATATAATGAACGATCTTCAAATTGTGTTCTTCCTGAAGGAGCTAATTCTGCAGCATTTGAATATGCACCATCCGGAGAAGTGTTATTGTATTGGTTAGGAGATAACTCAACTCTTTCACTTGCTTTTGGATTGATGTAATATAATTTACCGATAGGTAAATTTAAAGCTTGTACAGATACGATATCGTTTGCTAACAATTTAGCAAATACTCTACGAATAACCGGAAATGCAACTGTTTCGAATTGACCACTATTAGCTGAATCCGTAGATTCGTTAATCATTTGTGATAATTGATTTTCGAATAATTGTGCACAGTTTTCTCTTACGTTACCGTCCAAACCTTCTAACAAACCGATTTTGTCCCATCTGTTTGTGATAATTTCTCTTTGTTCACGAAGTTGTTTAAGACCAATGTTACCAACTACGCCTGAATCTATTAAATATCCCATTTTATTTTGTTTTTTATGTTTTATTAAATTATTTTTTTCTTATCATTTTTTTCAAGGTATTCTACTAAACCCCTGATTTTTTGAACGTGTTCGTTGTTTTCATACGCAGTATTTTCAATAACTTCGTCCAAATTTTGTTTTGAAGATGGTTGTACTGAATCACTATTTACTTTATCTTCTACAGTTTCATTTATTGTTTTAGAACCTTTTTTCATTTCAGTTAATAAACCATTATATTTTGATTTAGAATCTGAGATTGATTTTGCTTCTTTTAACACATTTACGATCTTTATTTTATCTTCTTGTGTTAATGCGAAGTTTTCATTCATTAATAAATTATTTGCATAAGCTAAATTTGTGTTAAATACAGCCATTTCTTGTAATTGTGTACGGAATTTTTCAAGTGCACCTTTATAACCTTCCATGATTTTGGTTACGGTTTCTTGGTACTTTTTAGATTCATTGATCTTCTTTGTTAATTTTTTACTTTCAGCAATTAATGAAGCTTGTTTTTTATTTTCTTCACCTTCATTTTGTGGATTGTTGACACTACCGTAACGTTTGTGTCTTTGAGGTGCAAAATCTTTACCCGGTAAATGATCACCAGCAACTTGTTTACTTGAACTATGAGCCATGCCCGATGCTTCAGTAACTTCTTGCTCTCCCATTACAGAATCGATATCTTCATCAGATATAACATCTTCTTCATCAATCATCTGTGTAGTTGGACCACCTTTTTCACGACCTTTGTAATTTTGCTTTCCACCTTGATTTTTTTGTTCATCAACTTCCTCTTCATCAATCATTTGTGTTGTTGGACCACCTTTTTCACGTCCAGTGTAATTTTGTTTACCACCTTGATTTTTTTGTTCTTCAATGTGGGCAAATTCTTCTTGCATTTTATCAATTTCAGATAACGTTTCAGTTAATTTGTTTTTTAAAGATGCAAGATTAGTGAAAGGATCACTAACTGGTTGTTGTTTTGCTTGTTGCTCCATTTCATTTAATGTTTCTTCAATTTCATTAACTACGCTAAGTTCAGCATTGTCGTCAGCACAATCAATTTCCTTTTCAGTAGCATTAGGGTCAAGGTCTGTTATATCAAAATCTTTTTCATCATCCTCTTGGAGGTTTGAAATTGGCTTATCATCAGATTTCGTGATTGTATCTTTAAAAGTATCACCTTTTTCAGTTTCACCTTTACCTTGATTAGGTGTATCACCTTCAACATCAGCAGTAAAGCTTTTTTCACGTTCTTCTTTTATAACCTCTTTTTTTTGTTTATTTTTTTTCATAACAGATTTTTTATTATTATTATCAGATTCATCTAAAACATTAGATTCTTTTTCATCATCGATTTTTTTATATGATTCTTTTTCTGATTTAGTATTATTATTTGTTTCTTCTTTTAAGATTTCTTGAAATTTATCTGGAAACTTCTCAGCTAATTTTTTCTGAGCATTAACTTCAGCAGCTTCAGTGATTGCCTTATGATCAATTAAAGCATCCTGTATTATCGATTTTTTATTATCTTTACCCATATTAATTCAAAACTTAATTAGTTATGTAATTTTTATATAAATACATAATACTTAAGAAAAAGTACGTTTTTTGATTAAAATCAATAAAAATTGGATTTTTTAATAGAAATTTATTGTTTTTTTCCAAAAATTAGTTAAGTAAGAATCTATCAAGTGCACCATTTATTTTAGTGCTTTCTTCTTTTAAATAGATACCATTTTTCTTAATATAATTTTCAGTCACTTCAGATTCTATATTTTTTACACCGGGAAATAAATTAGCACCGGGTGTACTTGGTGTAACAACAAGGTCAAAACCAATCAATTCAAAATCACCCTGTACAATATTTTCACCACGTAATTCTTTAAGTGTACCAACACCACGAGATGAAATACCTAAAGTAATTCCATTTTGTAGATATAATAAAATTTTATCACCAATAACAGAACAAATTCCCATCTCTAAATATCCTCTGGTAACGATTAATTTTATCTGACCATATAATATGTTTTCTTTATCACCTTTACCCCACCACATTTTTGTGATTAGGTGAGAAATGTTATGTAATGATATTATACTACTATCGGGATGATCTGCTTCAGAAACAGAAGAGTGTGTTTGGATTAATTTTTCGTATTCAATTACTTGTGGAACTAAAACATCTTCTGGGTATATTCTACCGTTCTTATTTTTAACACCCCATTTTTGAAGAATACAATTTATAAGTATAGGTTCATTGGGTTTTATTTCAATACTTTCATTAATTAGTAGATTTTTATTTAAGTCGGGACTAACATGACCAGCATCACGTTCTATTAATATACCAAAACCAGTATCACCTTTTTCTAATATCTTACTCATGCTTATATTTTTATATAAATAGTTATCAAGTCTTATTTATTAACAATTTTATTCATTTAAATATAAATAGTCTTGTTATTCTAAGTAGTATGTGTTATTTTTATGTTTTTATTTATAAACTATTTATATTTAAATCAGTATAATGGCAGAAAAAGATCAAGGTAATGTACAACAAGGTAATGTACAGCTTATAGACCCACAAAATTACGATGATAACACACAATTTAGTCCGTTGGTTAATGGTATTAATCAATACCAAGATATGTATATTAGTGCAGAATTAACTGCAATTAAAAGAGGGAGAACTATATTATCCACTAACCTTGTTGGTAATATTACCACATATGATGATGCATCATTAACTGGAGATAGATTAATTAGTTTTTTAGGTGAAAATCAAGACCCTGATAGTCCAAATTATGGTAAGTTCACAACAAATTGGTATGATGGTAATACATCTGATCCTACAAAACAATTTGAAGGTTTTGGTATTTCAAGTATTAATGTTACAGTAGATTCGTCATATATACCACAAATAAGTGTTCAATTTATTGATACAAGAGGTTTAGCGTTTTTTAATAGGGGAAATTCACCATATAGAATACTTTTTGATTTTCCACCACCATTATTTTATTTGAAAATTAAAGGATATTTTGGAAAAGGAACAACATATCAAATGCATTTAGTGAATTATTCAACTGAATTTAGAGCAGAAACTGGTAATTATCACATAGATGCAAAATTTGTTGCAATTACATATGCACCATTAACAGATGTTCTTTTTAGATATATAGTACAAAATGGATTGATTTCTGATCAAAATTTTTCAGTATCACCAGACAATGAACCACCAATTAATACAATGGATTTAGTATTTAAAATGGATAGAATTTTTGATGAAAGTTTCAATAAACAAGTAAAGGCAGATTCAGATAGTAAAGATTATGAAGAAGCTAGTAAAAATGTAAATCTATACAGTGACATTATGAGTGGTATTGCTAACATTAGCAATAATCCAATACTTGCCGATGCTGGTGATCCTATAGTTTTCACATATAACACACAAACAGGTAGTAAATTGGAGGGGGAGTTATCTGTTTTAGGATCATTAAATGATTATAATAGAATAATTAAAACACTAGAACAACAAGGTTCACCTGATAATATGCAACCCAATTTATTTATTGGTTTTAAAGTCGGAAGCCAACAAATAAATGATGTTGTAGGTCCTATCGTACCTATTGTACCTGATGATACTAATGTTGTTGGTTCTGGTGTTCTTGCTATTGCAGATGATGATACTAGTTTTATTGATGATCTTATTGCTACATCTTTAAGTTTTCTAGATGATGAACATTTATTTGATAGTGAAATTAAAAAATTTAATAATGTATTAAATAGATATCGAATAGAATATTTATTAAGTCGTAAAGATGAAATTTCCGGTACTGATATTTCCGGTACTGATGTAGGTGAATCGCAAAAAATTACTGAAATTAAAGAATCATCAAAAGATGATCCAACAAACAGAACGATCTATGCTGGTATTAATATAACTAAATATTATCTTAAATTAAATAAAGAAAGAACAACGGAGTCAAAAAATAAAACAACTTCAATGGAGAAGTTAAATGTCAAGATAAATCAATTAATTAAAGATAAACTTGGCATGACACCAACAATATATAATATTTTTAAAATTCTTTTAGATGATGTTGATAAATTTTTCAGTAAATTAAGAAAAGTTTCGCAGGATTCAGAAGAACACCATGAAATATATAAAGACCAAATTATAAACGATTCAAATTATGTAGACAATAATGAGAAAATATATCCATTTCCATTAATAATAGAAAATGAAGAAGGTCCATGTGGTGGAAAAAGACAAACAAAAACAGCACCAATAGAAATAAGTAAAAGGTTGGAAAAACCGTTTCCTGAGTTAGAATATGTTCAAGAATTCATTGATTCATTTGTAAAATACAACAGAATACTAGAACAGATTAATTTACGTAATAAAACTGATGAACACGGTGACGATTTATGGATGCCATTTACACCTGTAGATAGTAGTTTTAGTGGTTCACCATTAGTTAGTCCATATGCTGGTAATGATTTTAATAAAAAAGGGGTTCGTACACGTGTTTTTGATACGTTCTTAAAGAGATTCTATGTTTTATCTCAAAATGCTTTATTTTTTAGTTTCTCTAAAGAAAGTCTTGATAGTTGGAAAAATGGTAGTGGTGATGTATTATATGAAGACTATAAAACAAGTAGTGATTATCTTAAATTATATGCTAAAGCAGAATCATATAATTTAGTTAATTCTTTATCAAATCCCGATGTTTTGGGTCTATTTAAATCATTTAGTGAAGAAAACAATAAAACCGATAAACTAGCAAATGGATTTTATGCTTTTTTAGATGAAAATTTATCTGATTTATATAGTAAACCATCAGTAAGTTATTTAATTTCAGGTTCTAAAGAATTATATAAGAATAAATATTTTAATGATGAGTATGAAGGTGTTGCGTTCGCAAGTAATGATGATATTGAATTTAAAGAAGGTAATCCAGAAGGTGTTTTTGATAAATTTGTTGAAAAGTCTAAAGTAAGGTGGGGTGAGAGATTTTGGCAGTTTGAAGAGCAAACAAATGAATCACGGTTTAAATTCACCAAAGAGAATTTAATTTATCTCCCGGATACAATAACTGAAGATGGTATTTTTACAGGTTCTAAAAATAAAACACAAAAAACTAAATTTATTGGAAATAGAAGAAATTTTATAAAAAAAAATGATAAAAATGATATTTATTTTATTCAAACAGTGGGTTTCTTAAAAGAGAACCCTGCATACACTTCAAAACCTATTACTGCTATAAATAATCTCATATCAAAAATAGTTAACGGAATTAATCCCATACCATACCCCGCTATTATTAATGATTTAAATACACAAGGTAATCAATATTTCTTTAATGAAAAAATTTCATATAAAAGAGCAAACAATATGAAAGTAAAAAATTATCAAAGTATTCCAGATTTATGGATTTGGTTTTTATCTGCATATGGTACTGAATTAAATAATGGTTTATTAAATGGTTTTAGTGAATGGAGTTCAGAACATAAAAAACTTGTTGCATTATTATATCTTTCAAATTTTGGATATACATTAAGTGCGTTTAATTATTATCCATATTCATTAAATCGTGATTATTTTTCAGGACCTGCATTGGTTGAATTACCTAAATTTGTAAAATTATATATGGGTGCTTTAGTTGGTGTTGAAAAAGGTGGTGATGGTTTTTGGGAATTAATTTATGATTTTTTCACTAAAGATAGTTTTACTGTTGGAGATGTAACATTAGAAGGTACACCTGATAGACCACAACCGGGAAAAGAAATTCAAAATGGTGGTGTATTAATTTTTTCAGATATTAGCGATATTAATACACATCTATCTGAAAAAGATAAAGATGTTTTTAAAAGTGAATTTGATCATTTTCTTGCCAGTGATACCTTTAAAGAATTCGCTAAAGATGTTTCTGCATTAATAGTGAAAATTGATGAATTAGAACCACTTTGTGATGCATCTGATGATCTCCGGGATAAAAAAGTGATTAAATGTAAATATGATAAATATGAAAAAGTATTAAATGTTGATAATCCGATCATAGAATTTTTAATGGATAGAGAAGTTATGGTGGTATTTAATGAAATCACATTCAGATTTTTAAGTGAAAATGATATACCAAAAACATATATACCATTAAAAAGCATTGTTGAACACACATCTGTTAGAGATAAAAATTATACAGATAATGTTGATTTATTTTTTAGTGAATTTTTTAATCAAGTTTCTAATATTATTGATGATAGAAAAAAAGAAATTGATGATAAAGAAGATGAATTAAAAAATTTAACTGGCGATAAAGATATTATGAATCAAACATATTATTCTTTTAAAAACATTTATGATAAATGGTTAGCAGGTACAAATAAAACAGATACAGGATATCCATATAAAAACGATCCAAAGGGTGCTTTAATTGATCAATTTGCATTTGTTAATCGAGCAATGAAACCCATAGGCAATACTATAATAGATGCAAGACAATTAAAAGATATGTTAGATAATCCAGAGGTTTCAATATTTTCATTAATATCCAACATATTATCAACAAACGGTTTTGAGTTTTTCCCATTACAAAATTTTATGAGTTATACTAATGATGATTGGCTTAATTCATTTAAAATGTCAACAGGACCAGTTGAAAAACAATTTCCTGTTTTTGTTTGTATGTTCATTGGTGGTACTTCAAGTTATGCTTCTGGTATTGGTGAATTCAGTGATTATGAAGATGATGGTATTATTGAATTAGATGGTTCGAATCTTCCTGATTTTGATTCAGGTGATTGTAAACCAAATCCAGCAGATGATGGACAAGATTATGAGGATAATAGACTATATAATCAAGTAAAAGCATTCAAAGTTAGATATGGTGAACAAAATCAAACAATGTTTCATGGTATTGATGTTAATAGTACTGAATTTACAGAAACGAATGAAGCAATACAGATTTTATCTAGATTAGCTGGTGATAACAGACAAGCAACACCTAAAGGTCAAAATTTATATAATATTTATGAAAATAGGGCATACGGTGCTACAGTAACTGGATATGGAAATGTTATGATCCAACCAACACAATATTTTCAATTAGAAAATGTACCAATATATAATGGTGCTTATATTATTTTAAGTGTTGAACATAATATAGAACCTAATAAAATGATAACAAAATTTTCCGGAACTAAAATATTAAAATATCCAATACCTAGAGTATTAAATCCTGCAAGTATTGTTGGCTTTGATGGTGGTAGTAGTGATGAAACAAACATATCAATAGATTCAGGTGTTGGGGTTGTTATTGGTAGTGGAAGTACTGATGATAATCCAACAAATGCAAAATATAATTCAATGTATGATTTAGAAATAACATAAAAATGGCAAGAAAAAATACACGTTTAACTTCAAAAGCACTTGAATTTATCACATACGTTTGTATTGGTAATAATAAAAAAAATAGTGGTAACGATCCCAATAATAATAACCTATTAAAGGGTAATAATAAAATATTACAATACAGTAATAAAGTAGATAAAACTTGGGTAGCTAATATTGTAGATGCTGATGGTAACTCAATTAAGAAAAATGAAGATTTACCACCATTATTAGTTTATTTATTTTCTTATTTTGCAAATCGATATAATATAGACCCAAATATATTAGCTGCACAGTGTTATGTATTAACTAAGTATAGAATGTGGTATTACGACTCATATAATTCAGGTGTTAATTTGTTTTCAATGCCAAATGTCTATAAATATATTATTTCAAATTCATCAAGTATATCACCTAAAATGACAGAAGAAGAAATTTCAACAATTACTGCAGGTTTAACAAATCCAGATGTTAAATCTTCTTATAATGTTGTAAATGGTGGTGCTGTAATGACATTAAATCGTCCAATTCTACATCAAAACATGATAGATAATCCAGCTATAATGATTAAAGCACAAGCAAGATATTTAAAATATTTAGCGGATAATCAAAGCAGTAAATTAGCAAGTACAACGTTATTTAGTTACAGTGCTGGTGAACAATATGCTGAAACTACATATACAAGATCAATTGAAAAAGCAAATAATTTATTAGCCGATAAATTAGTCACTAAAGCCACTGATATTGTTTTAAGAACATTTGGTGTTTTAGGTGATAAAGATAATGATGCACTACCTAAAAATCCTAAATATAAACCAAAAGGATATTATTTCGGGTATGAGGAACATGTAAGACTAAAAGAAAAGTTTGATTCATTTAGTGCAAATGCTGTAGAATCAAAACGTTATGATAATCCTTCAATTAATCGAACAAACGATACTGAATATTCAACGGAAGAATATATTTTAAAGTTTCGTACTGATGCTGTTGAAGAAATGGTAGAACATAGGGTTTTAGCAAGTATTACACTAGCACAAGGTATTGTAGAATCTGGAAATGGTAATAGTTTTTTAGCGAGAACTGGTAATAATCATTTTGGTATTAAGTGCCATAGTACGTGGGTAACACCTTCCGGTGATAAAAAACCGGGTATTTATTTTGAAGACGGTAGAGCAGATGTTGCGGGGAAAGGAAATCTTTCTTGTTTTAGAAAATATGCAAATGTACGTGAATCATATTGGGATCATTCAATGTTTTTAATTAAAAATGGTAGATATAAAAAACTATTTACTTTAAAATTAACTGATTATAAGGGATGGGCAATTGAATTACAAAGAGCTGGATATGCTGCTGCTAGTCACTATGCTAATGCATTAATTAATACAATTAGAACATATGAACTTTATAAATATGATGAGCAGGGGATTAAAATATTAAAGGATAAAGGTAAAATTTAAATTAATCCTTTATTTAATTCATGGAGATTAATAATATTAGCATTTGTTGAATCATCATTATCACAAACCATTTCATTTATTTTACTAATGGTTGTTTCTAATTTATCACTATTATTTTCTTCGTTTAATTTCTTTATATATTCCAAATTTTCTTTTTTGTAGGTTTCGAAAATTTGTTGTTTTTCTTCAGATGTTGAGGATACTAATTTTTTAAATAATTCACTATCACCTTCATCCATTTGATTATACCTTTCATTGAATTTATCAATGGCAATTTCAATTACTTGTTCATTTACATATTCAATATCTTTATAGGTTTCAGTGTATTTTGGTTCTTTTACGTAATCCAAAACATATGTAAATGCTTCGTGAATGTTATCGACATTAACATCTTGATTATTTGAAAGCATTTCTTCAACTAATATTGAGATCGAATTGAATAATTTTGTTTTTTCTTCATTAAGTGTAGGTATGTCTTCATCTGTGATAAATTTATTAAGTTTATCGTGTTCAGTTTTCACTTCATTTAACGTAAAAACTTCAAATAATTTAATGTTTTTATCGATGTATCGAGAAGCAAGCATATCATTATCAATGAATTTTTTATCAATGTTATTGAATACTTTATTTTCTAATTGTAGTATTTTAGATTCTTTAATTATATTACTTACTTCAGAGATTCGTTCTTTAGTTTCTGTAAGTAACATACCTTTGAAATATGCTTCTTTTAATTGCTTTGAAACAATTAAATTAATTATACCTATATTCACTCTTTCCATTTGATATATATAATTTACTATAAATACTATAAAATATAATAAAGATGTTGTTAATCTTTATTTTCTTTATCTTTAATTTCACTATCTAAATTTATATCTTCTAGGTTAATATCATCATTATCTACAGCTTCATCTATTTTAGGTTTTTTTACCTTCTTTGATTCAACAATTAATTCATCAATTTCACTAACCATTTCTTCTGCTTTGTTATTTAAATCATTGTTTTGATTTTCAGTTTCTTTAAGTATTTCTTTTTTAGTTTGAATGGTTTCTTGTTCACTATTTTCATTACTTACCAATTCATTAACTAATTTATTATAATCATTAAGATTATCATCGTAAGTATCTTTTGTCATGTAAACAATTCTTTTATTTCTTCTTTCTGATATTGTTGTTTTTTTCTCATCTTTACCGTCTTCATTTTTTCTTTCAGTAATTACAGTTTTTACATTGCTTACACTTTCTGGTTGTATTGGTGGTAGATCAGCAGGTGTTTGGTTTGGTAATCCCGGTATAGGTGCAGGACCTGTCGGTGCACCCATGTCACCACCCGGCATACCTTCTTCAGGTGGAATTTCTTGTTCAGTAGTACCAGTATCATTAATCATAAGTTCAGGTTCACCATATCTTTTATCAATATCTGCAAAAACCCCCGATTTCTTGATAATTACTGGAGCATCTGCAAGTTCTTGCATAATAACTTTCTCCATTTTTTGTTGTTTCAAGTCTTCAATGATTTCTTTATCACTCATATTAAATATTGTACGTTTTGCATTAGTATGTGACATTGCTGCCATACCATTTTCACCACGAGTTAATTCAGTATATGTTGTTGCTCTTTCACGATTTAATTCCGCTTTAAGTAAATCTTGTTGTGTTGATGGGTTTGTAAGTGTTAATGTGAAATTAGATAAATCCTCTTGAGTATAACCCAATAAATAAAGATGGACCATAGCCATTTTATTAAGTTCTTGAATTATTGATTGTTGGATTCTATTTATTTTTTTTGCAAATCTAATATCATACTGTGCCATGTTTTTACCACCACCAGCAGCATCTTGAAAAGATAAAAATGGCTTTGGAACACCAAGACCAGTAAATAAATTATCTCTTAAATATTCAATATCTTGTATTTGATCTAAATTAGTTGCACCGGGAAGTGTTTCAATTCCGGTTTCTACATTTGCATTTCTAACTGGAAGGAAATAATCTTCATCATTACCTAAAATATTAAAACGATAATCAATACTACCACTATTACCATTGACTTCGGGTAATCTTTTAAATTTGGTAGCTACTTTATACATATATTCCTCAATATCTTCTTCATCGATATTACCAACATCAATTTTAAAGACTTTCTTTTCACCTGCACGAATTAATCTATATGTTAACATAGCATCTTCTGCCATAACTAACTGACGAAAAACTCTACGTATTTTATTTAATATTGATGAACCATATGGTAGATATTTATCATCACCTAATAATCTAAAATGAGCAACTTCAAAAATATTAAATTCGTCACCTGTCATTCTTTCTTTGAATTTGACAGTTGGTTTACCTTTTTGTATTCTTTCAAATCGTTCTACTTCATAATTTACCATTTGTTTTACGTGGGTAATACCTTTTTTTCTTTCACCATATAATAGAACGAAATTATCACCGTATTTTACAACATTTCTAGTCCAGAATGGTAAATTAACATTAACATTAATAATATCATAGAAAAATTCTTCTAATAAAAATTTAATTCTTTCTTTATTGGAATAAATATTTAACATTTTACCGTTTGGTCCAATTGTGGTTGCCTCTTCCATAAATAAATCTAATGCGGATGAAATAATTGGATAATATTCCATACCTTCATAATCTATGTAAGCTGGAAGACGAGCAGCTTCATATTGTAGTGCTTTTTGAAATCCCCTATCTGTGGTTCTGAAGAATTTATTTTGAAGTGCATTCTTCTGTTCAATTTCTAATCCTTTTCTATGTATTTCTTCAGGTGAGTTACCTTTTATAATGATCTTTGTTGTGTCTTGTACTTGTTGAGGTGCAAAACCAAAACCATCAAAATTAAAAAACCCATTCAGGTTTTGATATATTGTACCTTTTTTATTTTCTGCCATTTTTATAAAATTTTATATTTTTTTATAAATACTACGAATTTCCAGAAAATTCGTTTTTATTCCGGATAATATGCTTTTTTAATAAATACCTGATAATTTTAATTTAAATCCTTAAATAACCATGCATTAGATGAGTAATTTCTTAAGTCGGAATTTGAGGTACGTGTGGGTGGTAATTTTTTCTCATTTCCCTTATCATATTTCTTAGCTAATTCCTTTAATTTTTCCGGGTCATTGATATTAATCATTGCATCCAACATTTTTTTTGTTGCACCTTTATTTTGTCTAAACTTTGCCATATCAAAGTTTAAAACATACAAACCAGTTGCAAGAGACATGATACTATCATCATGGAATGAACGTTTATGATCTGCAACTCGATTACCCGGTACAGTAATAAATGTTTTTAATTCATTTAATAATCTTAATGAATGAATAACCACATCTTCCATGTGAACTGCCCTTTGCATTTCAAGTAAAACAGATGGTCTGTTTTGACCAATAAAAAATCCGGGAATAAGATCAACAGGAATTATATTTCCATCGGGTGTTGTTTTTTGACCTTTTTTAATATATCCATGTAAACGATCTCTTGATGGTTTATGTGAAACTTCTGCATAGTGTATGTTATTTTCACCGTCTTCATCATTATAACCTATGTCAATCAATTTTTCTATTGTTTGGACACCATATCCACCAGTAATATCGACAACAGCATACGCATTGTTATATCGCTTTCCAAATTGGTATGCAACTTCTCCAAGTTGTTGTGGTGTTAGTTTACCATAATATTCTGCGACTTGTTCTACTTTTGTTTTCCTAACTTTAATCTTTTTAGATTCACCACCTCTTTTAATGACCTGTTCTTCAATAATGTGTCTTATTTTAAGAATATTAATTGTTGAGAAGTCATCACCATGTCCCGGAGATGCATCTATTGGCATTATATATTCTTCACCTTGTTTATAATCTTCCCATATCCAGAAATTCATATCAACATATTCTTGACGTATTGGATTTTTTATTTCAAATTCTTCAATTCTTTTTAAATAATCTTCAGCAATAAAGTTATCACCTGAACCAAGAAAAGAACATAAAATTTCTTGTGCAATTTTACGCATATCACCGTTTGCACCTTTAATTTCATCTTCAAACCATTCTGAAGTAGCTTCCCAACCATCATCTTTAAGTTTTGCTCTGTGTGGTCTATCCCAACCCTCATCCTTCATTCGGATTTCATTTTCCTTGTTTTTGTTTTTTAACCATTCAAGACCTACATTATATCGTGGGTCATTATACCACCAAAGTTCAACTGCTTTAAACGGGTGATTCGGATCACGTCTTGCTGCATCAAATGTTTTATAGAATACTGGGTCTAATCCTGATGGTGTTGATACAAATATTGCACGTCCACCTGTTTGTAATGTTGGTTTTGCTGAAGTCCAGAATTTATCACTGTTTTCTGTCCAAGCAGTTTCATCCCAAAATAATAAGGTTGGTGTGTATCCACGAAGTCCTTTTGATGAGAATGCACTTAATTGACAACCATTGTCATATCTTTTAAGTTTTTGAGTATCTTTACTATCTGGTTGAGGTACTAACCAATCTGGGCAGTTAATAATGAATTCAACAACATCATTCATTAACTCATCACGAGCAGTTTCCAGTTTATCAGCCACAATAGCAACACTTCTATTATTTTTAAAACATATATACCATGATATATATGCACATGTGGTTGTTGAAATACCAGCTTGACGATATTTATTAGCAACAACAAATCTTTCAGCCAAAAATGTATCAATTAAATCTTTTTGATCTGGAAATAATTTAAATGGTACTATTTGACCACCTTCACCTTGTGTTTGGTCAAAGATTGTTAAGTAAGTTTCGATAAAGTAAATTGGGTCGGAAGCACATTTGACAATTTCGGATTCCTGTTCTTCGTAATTTAAATCACTTGCTTTTTTTACATCACCATTAATTGTAATAATAATGGCTTCTGGTTTTTTACCTTCTTTTCTTAATTGAGACTCTAATTTTCGCCTTTCTTCCTTAATTTTTTCAAGCGATTGTTGAGGAATTATATCAGGTATGTGTTCCGGTGATTTATCTTCGTGTTTTTTATCGTCAATACTCATGATTTACTATAAATTTTTATAATAAATACAGAGGGTATTGGTTATTATTCAGATTTGTTGTTTTCTTCTTCTAGTTTTATTGATGATGTTTCAACGAATTCTTTATCTTTAAGTATAATTTTTCTTTCATATAATAAATCTTTCACTTGTTCAAAAGACATACCATAATGAAAAACTAACATAGTCACATCTTCAGTTTCTTCTTCGAAGATTTGTTCATATTGATTAAAACCATTTTCTTCAATATCTTCACGATCTGTCTCATATGCAAGTGCATGAATATTATAATAACCATGCATATATTCACGATCAGTGGCTTCATGTAGACAAAATAAATCAAATGCTTTGGTCTTTAATGTAAAAATACCATCCACATATTTTTCAGTTGGTGGTTCACAATTATCAATAGCAGGTGATAAATGCCAACACCAATCTTCAAATTCACCATTATATTTATCGTGAGAGAATATAAATTCGAATTGTCCTTCATTTCGAGAGTTGTATCCAATTTTTAAGACATAAATAAGTTGTAAATTTTCTTCACTTTTCATATGTTTTTAGCATAAATACTGTTATCTTACAATACCAAACATATTTTCCATATACTTATTTAGTATATTTACTGTCATGGTATAATCTCTTGCTGTTTTTGTAAATCTATTTTTAAGAGATTGTGATAAATATAAGAAAAATAAAGATAATAATCCAGAGATTATTGAGAATATTATAAATTTAGTTGAAATTAAAGTAATTAATATAATTAAGAACATAAATGACAATCTAAAACAGATAAATTGTTTACTAAATATAACGTGTAAATCTTTTTCAGTTTCTTCAATATATAGTTCTCTATATTCAGAATCACGGTTTTCAGAAGCTAATGCATCTAATTCTATTGTTCTTTTTTTGTCTCTGAACAATTTAAGTGTTTTATATGTTCTGAAGAAATTATTCATATTATAGTGTTAAATTTAATCCGTATATTTTATTTATTTCGTTATTTGCTGTACATATATAAAGAATATACGTATTTGATAATTTAATTTCTTTAAATTTATTTTTTAAATGTAAAATAAACAATAATATTGTAAAAAAAACACCAAGAATTAATAATATAGGTGAATTAACCACTAATGATAGAAAAACTAACGATATTAATGTCAACCATTTAAATAAATATTTTCTTGAAAATGTTGTGTGTAATTCATCTTCAAGTGATGTAATTAACATTCTTCTATATTCAAGCCAATTACATGTATTGATATCATCTGTTTGAACTTCATTAAATAAATTGTTTTCGGTTTTTTCTGTACCACCAATGTAGGTTCTAAACAATTTAATATGTTGATATCTTCTTTCCATATATAATTATACGATAAAAAACGATAAATGTTACATATTCACATAAAAAAAACCCGGTAATGTTAATACAAGACCGGGTTTTATATATGTTTTATTGTTTATGTTGGTAATTATACTTGAATTTCTTCACCCATACCACCATAACCAGTTTGACCTTGTGTACCACCACTTTTAAATTGACTTGCACCTTTAAAAGGTTGTTTAGTGAACACAACACTATTTCCACCCGGTATTAATGAACCAATACCTCCGTTTTGTTCTAGTTGTTTAATTGCGTTAAACATGTCATCTGGAGTTACATTTGGTAGTACTCTATTTACCATCTTACCTTTAGGTCCTGTTTTATCATTTAGAGTACTACTAAATACTTTAGTAAATACTTGTGTTAATTTAGGATCATTAGGGTTTTGTATTGATTTAGTTAGATCAAGTTTTTGATTTGGTTGTAATCCAATTGTAGCACCAGCAACTGCTCTACCTACTTTTTTACCGAAATTTTTCAATCCCTCAAAACCAGCTTCATCAACAACTGATTCAAGTAATGAAATTTGTTCATCAATCATTTTATCTAATGATTTAATCTTATCTGATTTTTTATCTTCAGTTAACATTGGTTTTTTAAAACCGAATTTTTCTTCAAGTCGATTTTTGATATATTTTCTGAATTTAACCTCAGATTCATTCATTGTAATATCAACAGTACCTTGTTGTGCATTTACATTAACATCGATTGATTTAGAATCAGTACCTTCTGGACTTATAGAATTAAGTCCCATATTCTCAAACCCCGGAGTAATATCAATTGCATTAGTATCGTCTGTTATATCACCTGAGACTTCTGTATCATCAGTATAATTATTATCTTCCATGTTTGGTTGAACTTCTACAGATGCTGGATCATTACCATCATCAGTAACTTCTCTCATAAGTCCTTTTATACCTTTTTTCTCAATACGACCTGCCATTGCACCACTTAGATTATCAATAGCACTTCCGATACCTTCTTTAGTTAAGTTACCAAGTGCATCTCCAACACCTCGACCAACACCTTTACCAATTTCTTGACCACCTTTACTATCTAAAGCACCGCCAATTGCACCAATAATAGCTGGTGCTACTTCATTTAAGTCTTCTTCACTTATGTTAAATCTTTCTTTAAGTACACCAGCAACAAGAGGTGTCATTTCTTGAATTTGTTCTTCTGATAGTTTACCCATCAATTTTTGTATGGGATTTTTACCCATTCCTAAAAAACCTTCTTCAACTTCTTCTTCATTAACTTTATCTTTACCACCTATGGTTGTTGGGTTAATTTCCCACCAAAACATACTTTTTATCTTTGATTTTTTTCCGTCATTATCTTCAACTTCATTAAGATTAGCGAATGGTTTCATTGCTTCACCTATTCCAGCGTGACCAAATTCTTCTTCAAGAGAAGTTTCGATAGCTTCTGATGTGAAATTTGCCATACCAGCATAATCATTTTCAGATAGTTCTTTATCCATTGCATAACCACTCATAAGATTCGCCATTTCATCAACACCACATTCCATAATAGATTCTGAATTATATCCTCTTTTACTTACATATTCAGCGAAACCACATTCATCACATTGTTGTTCAGCCATTTCAGTTTCTTTACTAACATCAAGTGAGTCAATTTCTTCATCCGGAACAATTTTAAGAATCTTATTAGCCATTTCTTTTCTATCTTCAATTTCAATTTCTTTAATTTTATCTTGAAATGCTGTTAAATATGAATTAATAAATCCTTTAGTTTCTGTAGGTGTCATTTCTGACTTTCTTACTTTATTAGTTACTTTACCAACTAATTGTTCAATTTCTTTATTCTCATCTGAAAGTTCATCCATACCAATATTAAGGTCTTCATCTCCTTCAATACCATCATCTCCTTCAATACCGTCAACAGGTGCTTCAATACCATCAACACCACCTTCAATACCATCAACAGGTGCTTCAGAATCGGTTGCATCAACATTAATATCATCTATATTAATTTCATCTTCAGGAGTGGGGGTTTCTTCTTTTGGAAGATCAACACTATCAACATCTAATTCAATGTCATCTTCTTTTTCTTTTTCAGTGGCAGCATCTAAATCGGCAGTTGCTTTTTCTGCTTTTTCAATTTCTTCACCAGCATCTTCAGAAACATCTTCATTCACATCTTCCTTATCATCAGAGTTTTCTTCTTTTTTATCTTCAGCTTTATCTTCTTTCTTATCTTTAGCTTTGTCTACTTTCTTATCTTTAGATTTTTTGTCTTTTTTCTCGTCAGACTTTTCATCTTTTTTCGCTTCATTAATTTGTTGTTTTTCAACAACAGTTTCAGCGATAACTGGTTTTTCACCAAATGCTTCAGAGATAGTTAATAAAAACATATTACGTTTTTTTGATGCTTTCGCTAACGATTCAAATTGATATTCTTTGATGTTACTTTCTCCACCAATATATGCAAAATCTTCAACCAAAGGATTTTTTTGGCTATTTGATTTTTTGATATAATAATTATGATTTTCTTTAACGATACCATATGCTACCTTATCTGCACCTCTTTCGAAATTAATTAGTTCACCTAAAGAATGACCTTTAGTTTCATTTAATTTTTTCTTATCTTTAGGAACTAAAGCTAATTCCTGTAATCTATTGAAGTAGATTTCTTCAGTTGAATATTTTTTTCCCATTATATTTAAAAATTTTAAAATTTTATTATTAATGTATGGTTACATTTTTTTATAAATACTCTTTCACCATTAAAAATCATAAAAAACTTATATAATTTCCTTATCTTCTTTGATTAAATTATGATCTTCGAGTAATTTAATTACTTTAGGTGTTAGTTGTTTATTATTCTTATATTTTTCAATTATTCGTTTGTTTGCTTTATCTAAAGAAATATTTTCTTTTAATAATTTAGAGTTAGCATACATTTCTTCCAATATCGAATCAAAAACTTTATTAGCTTTTTTTCTTTCAATATATTCAAGTAGTTGTTCTTTTCTAACTATAAGTCTCATTTAAATTTATTTATTTTCGTCTAAACTTAATTCTTTAGTTAATCTTTCTTTTTTTAGATCGACTAATTTTTGTAGATACCCACTGTTTCTCAAAATTTTAAATGCTAAATTTTCGCTTGAAAATTCTCCGGTACTATCTAAACCACTTTGTCTCATTTTCTTAATTCTATCCTTAACAAGATTATATTTATTAAAGAACACATCAGAATCTGATATCGTTTCAAGTTCATCAATAACATTCATAAAGTCAGCAGCTTTTAATTGTATATTTCCCGTATCAATATTTACAATTTTTTTTGTTGGTTTATTAATCCACTCATCATGCATTAATGAATACGTACCAGAAGAATGATGTGGTTCACTTGCATCTTGAAAATACATTTCAACATCATGACCTTTAACTTGAATAGGTAATTTACTACCCCATAAATTTTTATTTAATCTAAAATATTTACCAACAAAATCTTTATCTTCTGAAATCTGATCAAAATCAAGAACAATATGTACATCTAAATCAGAAATATCATTATAATTATAGTTCGCCATACTCCCGGTAAGAATAACATCTTTAAATTTAATATTTTCCATATCAGAAAATTCAATAAATTTTTTTGCATTCATTAATAATGTTTCACGAACTTCTTCATTTAATTTATCTTCACTATCCCAAATAGCTGGATTAAGATCATCGTGATATTGAATTGATGAAACGTCAATACCTTCAGGTTCAATAACTTCATTAATGATATCAATAACATCATTTTCTGTCCAATATTTATTTGACCAACTTCTTGGTTTTTTATTTTCTTTATCCATAAAATTATTTTTTATTCTCAGATAAATCTGGCATTGTTTCAGGCATTTTATCTGTATGTAGTTTATTAATAATTATATCGATTTTATCGATAATATCATAATGATCATTGTCATATAAAAAATCCAGTTTACCTTTCATTAAATCAATTTTTCTTTTATGATCCGGTGAATCGTCTTCATTTACTGTACTCATTGTAGGTGTAACACTTTGTTTAGGTACTCTTTTAATTAATAGTCTATACAAGCTATCAATTACTTCGAAATCTTCTTCGGTATTTAAAAGGTTATCTAATTTTTGTTTTATTTGATCAACTTGAGCAATGTATTTATCTTTATTAACTTCCGGAATAGCTTCATTTTGTAGTTGTATTTCTTCTGATTCATTTAATTGAGGTTTAGAATATGATGGATTTACTTTACCCATCATTTCATGTAATAACTCCCTTGAGGATTTTTTTTCTTTTTCCATGATTAAATATGTTTTTTATAAATACTAACTAAAGTCACCTTTAATAAATATTTGTCGTTCATTAATAAAACTTTTTTATAAATACATTTATTATTAATTAAAGAGTTATAGTATTTATGATAAATTATTAAACCAAATGAATTTAGAATGCTTAAATGATATAATTACCGATAGTTTAGCAATTCACATTGATTTAACAGATATCGATTCTTGGAATTTAAATAGTGGTTTAACTTCAGTTAGTTTAACTAAATGGGGTGGTGCTATTTCAGATAATTTAAATTTAATTGATTACGGTCTAACTGCATTTGATGTAGGTAGGATTGATAAAATGTGGAGTGGTATGACTTTAACACCAAAAGATACTTTATTTAAAATGTATCGAATTGGTTTCAATAATGTTGCGAATCCAACTACCGAGGAATATTCGGGAGTTACAGTTAACACAAAATATTTACCAATGACTGGTATAACCAGTGGTGCATCTGGAAATTATTTTGAATTAGCTGGTGGTTATTTACAGGGATTTTTTAAATTAGATGGATATAATTATACACTATTACCATCAAGATTTAATAATGGTATTACAATTGAAAATATTGTTTATCTATACCCGGACTCACAAGGGATTTTTTATTTAATGGGTGCGAGGGCAGAAGATAAATATAATCCACATTTTTCTGGTGAGACTGTTACCGGGGGAACTTCTGAAAACATTAATGTTACAGATGGTGTTGTTACAAGTGAAGATAATTATTTAGATGATATTGTTTCAGAAGAAAAATTAAATAAATCATTCATCTTTTATGAAGATTTAAGATCAACAGTTCATCAAGAAAACAATCCTAGTGCAAATACAACAAATAATGTAATTGCTTTTGAGATTACTCAGGATAAAAAATTAGCATATAAATATATAGATGGTAATGGTATTATACAAACAAATAAATCTGTGAAATCAATAGACCCATCAACAGGTTGGACCATAATTTCAATTGTTTTTGAACCAGATGAAGTTATTGAAGACCCGGATGTGTTAGATTGTTATCCACAAAGAAAAGGTAAATTTGTTTTTTATGTAAATGGTAGAGCACTGTGGACAATAAATGATTTTCCTGAATTCTTTTTTAAAGCATTTATGAACGATAAAGAAAAACAAATTGGTGTGCCTTATTCAATTAATTGGGGTGGTGGATCGTTTGGTTTAAAATATTCATGGCATTACGATAAACAAAAATACTATATATATAATGAGAATGATACTCAATATATATTAGATAACTTTAATGTAGAAAGTACACCATTTCCGGGTATTTGTGATCCGTATGAACCGGGAACAATATTAGATGGTTTATCTTTAAGTGCTGACACAACATCGTTCCATGATGTTGATGATTGTGATCCTACAATTATAACCCCAATTACTGTAATGAGAATTGAGTACACTGGTGGAACAGGATTAAGTGGACAAACTGGTACATCAGCAAATACATATTTTATTAAATTTACACAACCTATTTCAGTTTTATCTAATAGAGATTATAATATTAATTTATCATTATATAATAATGGTTTCTTTAATCAAGTAGACCAAAGTGGGTTTATAGTTGATAATCGTGTAATGATTTATCCAATGGGAACTACTGATATAGATATTGTTAATGAAACTGATTACATTTATCCAATTACTAAAGAGAAATTATTAGATTTACCTAATGTTGAATTAAAACCATTTCCAGATAGAGATGAATATCAATACATAGCTTTAGATGGTGTGTCTTATTATGGTGATACTGGTTTACCTGTATATACCGACCCTAGATATTTTGAATATTATGGTCTTGATCCTGTTACTGGTGAAATTATTGATTCTGGTAGAATTGTTACAGGTAGTAATGAATGGATACCAATGAAATCTACAATTAGAATAGCTGAGAATAGTGGTCAACAATTTATTGAAATAGGTATTTTAATACAAACATCATATAAATTTAATTTAAATAGACCATTATTTATTCAACCATTTACATACACAGGTTCTGATATACTGGTACAAGATGAAAGAAAAAACAATCTTCAAATACAACAAAATTTTGATTCGACATTTATTGGTGGAATTCAAAAGTTAAGAGTTTACGATAGAGGATTAAGTAGTACCGAAATATTACATAACGCTAAAATGGAAGCACTGAAAAATCCAAATTTAGGTCTGAATATTTCTAAAGGGGGTAGAATAATACATAGATAATGGGAGGTAGAGTAACAGCACTTAAATTAGGGGAAATATATAATGGCTGGAAGAATCTTGCCGTTAAAAGTCCTGAAGTAGAAGAAATTGCAAAAAAAAGAGCAATCATTTGTGCTTGTTGTTCTAAATTAAAAAACAATAATCAATGTGATGTTTGTGGTTGTTATGTACCAGCAAAAGTAAGAAGTTTAAAATCCAGTTGTCCAATAAAGAAATGGGATATGGTTATTGTTGGTTAAATGTATTATATTGTGGTTTTCTATCTTTAACCTTCATATTTACATTACTTTCAAGAATACTTTCACAATATGCTCTTATAAATAATTCTCTTGTTTTTTCTGATGCTTGTCCTAGTTCAGGAAAAGGTATTTCTTGACCATCTGGGGTATATAATCTAACTTCAATATCAGACCAATTAACACCATTCATCCACATATCACCTTCTGGTGGTTGTGTATAACCATCACCGGGATCAGAATAACCATCCATATATATTTTTAATGGTTGACCACTAAAATCAACATTAAATGGAATTGGGGTAATTGGATCATCATCATTTGAAGGATTTTGACCATTAACATTTGAAGGATTATGATATTGATAAATTACACTAATAAAATATTGGAACTCTATATTATCTTGATTTTCATCATAGTCAGGTTCTGTAATATGAGCTTCAGGTGTGTTATTAATATTTATCTTTTCTCTCATGTTTGTAATTGAGTCGATTATAAAACTTCTTTGGAAATTTCTCTGACTTAATAATTCCACACCCTCTGTTTCTTTTATTAACGATTCATTACTTAAAAAATCGAATTGTACAATTTCCTCATTAATAATTCTATATACGTCTTTTAATTTCATAAAACTCAAATTTCCTATAAATACTTGATATTTTACATTAATTTCTAAATATATTTTATTTTTTGTAAGTATTTATAGGAAATAAATAAACACATTTGCCAGTTAGTGGTTAAGTTAATAATAACATTAAAATGCATTCAAAAATAATTGGATGCATTTTTTTTATGAAATAATTTGTTTTTAATGTAACCTTTTATATCTTTGCAACGTATTTAGTAATAAAGAAACAATTTATGTTTAAAGATATTAGAATTTAGAACAATGAAAAGAATAATTAACATACAACCGCAACCGCAACATCAACCAATATTTGGTTAGTTGAACGGGAATGTTATGTGTTAAATATATATTAACTTAAAATAAAACAGGACCTCCGTTCAATAAAATGAACGGGGGTTTTTTATTTAATAACAATTAAACAATTTAGAAAAAATGGGAATTCCGAGAAACAAAGAACAAAATTTAAAAAGACTAAAAAACCGATTGAAAAAATTTGATGGCAATAACCAAAAAATGGCTGACAAAATAAAAGTTAAAATCAAAATGGTTGAAAGTCAAAAAGGTTAAGTAAAGATCGAGTAGTTGGGGAGTCAGGTCACCCCGCCACATTTGGGATGTGGAGAACTCGCAGGTTCGAATCCTGCCTACTCGACTAAATATATGGGTGTTCCGCAGATGGATATACGGACATGTTTTGGGGACATGTGTTCGTGGGTTCGAATCCCACTACCCATACAATAATTAGTTACCCTGCTTGTTCCGTGTGGGGTTATAAAAATACATTAATTAACGGAACTCATGATGGAGTCCTTGCCAAGAAAGTAGGATAAAGATGTTATAATGTTGACTAATTATATATATGGTGTTTGAAGCATTAATGTGATGTGCATGACTGTGGATCATGAGAAGACGGTTCAATACCGTCCTTACACCCAAAATTTTTAAAGTTATGGGAAAAATTAGAGTTGGAAATAAAGAAAATGCTATTCTAAACCGTGAATGGGGTGGACATGTGAAAAGTTGGTGTAAAAAATACACAGCTAAAACACGTAGAAATCTTAATCAACGAATTATAAGAGAAGCAATGTTTGATTAAATTATATTGACCTATGGTGTAATGGTAGCACAGGTGATTTTGGTTCACCCGGTCAAGGTTCGAATCCTTGTAGGTCAGCAATTTTTTTATTTCATATGTTTTTATTACCTTTACCCCTATGAGAAAATACAATTTATTCCTCGATGATTTTAGATCATTAGCTGATGCACATTCATATACATTTGAAATGCTTTATGCTACAAAAAAATGGGAAATAGTTCGTTCCTATGATGAATTCGTTAAATATATTGAAGAGAATGGTCTACCTGAAATGATTTCCTTCGACCACGATCTCGCTGACGAACATTATGATTACCAAAAAGAGATTAATTACGATCAAGTAGAAAAAACAGGATACCATTGTGCTAAATGGTTAATTAATTATTGTCTTGATAATAAATTAGATGTTCCGGATAAAATATTAATTCATTCAGCAAATACTGTTGGTTCTCTAAATATAAAATCATTATTTGACACTTATTGGAAAGTTTACGGTAAATAAAACATAAAATTATGATACCAGATTACGAAGAAGAACATAGAATAGATCAAGCTAATAAAGCATATGAATTGTTTGAAAGATTTTTAGAATCACATGACGGTAAAAGAATATTCCCTGAACATAAGGAATTACTTGATTATTTTTTATTGAAAGAATTACATATTGACGAATTAAAAGAAAAAATTCACCAATATGAAAGTTTCTTTAATACCTTAAAAGGTTTTTTACCTCGTGATTTTTCGATTCATGATAAATTAAGTTAATTACCTCCTACCCCCTGAATAAGTTCTACTTCCGGTACTTCTTGTTGTTGTCGAACTTCTACCACTACCATTGTTGGACCTACTTGAGATCGATGGTCTACTTGTTGTATTTCTATATATATTTGTCGGTCTTGTTGTACTTGTTGAAGTACGTGAATAAGTACTTGGGCGTGTACTACTATTTGTGGTAGTTCTATTATAATTAGAAGGTCTTGTTGACGTTCTTGTATTGTTATATACTGGTTTCATTGATGTTGTTCTTGAATATGTTGGTCCTGAAGTTCGTGAATAAGTACTTGGACGTGTAGTTGATCTTGATGTATACGTATTATCATGGTTAGAAGTATACGTATTGTGATGAGAATAACGATTTCCTTGATTATATTTATAATATGGTCCGTAATGATACGATATGGAACGATAATGATACGGATTATAATGACAATAGTAATTTCTTGGATAATGATAGCTATAATGATATGGTCTATAACGATAATATGAATAATAATTTGATGGATATACGTAGCCAAAACTTACAATATAACGAACTTTTGGCTGACTATAGGATTCGTTATTATAATAATTATTAGTCACATAAGTATTATTTACAGCATCATTTACTGTATCATTTACAACCTCACTTACAGCATCATTTTCTTTATGTAATCTATATTTTTCGTAATTAGATAATTCTTGTGCAAACATTTGTGTCACGAATATAATCCCGGTTAATATTAAATATAATTTTTTCATAGTAGTTTTGTTTTTAATATAAATACAATTATCATACCAAGTCTTTAATTAAAAATTATGTATTTATATAAAATATTGGTTATTATGAAAAAACAAACAGATAAGGAATTATTATTCGAAAGAATGCATAAAGTTAGTGGTATGCCACTAAATGAAAATTTTAAACAAGCTGAAGAATTCACACCACATGGTACATACACTGTTTCAAATAGTGGTGGATATGAAATAATGTTAAACGATTCTGGTGATGGTGCAAAGGTTCGTGATGCATATGATTCAGATAATCCAAAAACCTCAGATTGGTTAGAAATAGAACATGTTACTGGTGAAGATGGTGAATTAGAACCTGTTATCGACCCTAATGGATATAATATTCCATTGAATCAGGTGATGAGAGTTAATGAAGATGATGATAAAGTTACTGCTGCTGATGATAGTGAACCTGAAGAAACCGAAGCATGGCAAGGTGGAATCTCAGTGGATGAAGATGATATAAATGAAGATAGTTCTAGTGAAACACCAATTCATAAATGGGTAATGTTTGCATTTAATTATCCTCATGGTTTTATTGAAGAAGTTTGGGCAGATGCTGGTGAATCAACAATAAATCATTTATCATCTAAATTTTCATCTTTATACAATAGGGTTGGTTCAAGTTCAGTTATAAATAAATTTTATACTGAATTAGATGCTGGTAATCAAGCAAAATTAGAGAATTGGGTTATGGAAAACTATCAAGGATAAAAAATAATTCACTTTTTTTGTAACATTTAAAATAAAAAATATGAAAAAGAAAACAGATAAAGAACTTCTTTTTGAAAGAATGGAAATAGTTAATCCTGACTTTAATAAACCCGAATTAGCTGAAGTATCTGATAAAAACATTCCAATTAATATGTATAGAAAATTATATTTATTGGCGAAAGATACTACTGGTGAATTATTAAAAGAATTTGAGACATTATTAAATTTTCTATTTAATGGACAAACACCACCACATATTATAACATCACTTTCAATATCTAATTCTCCAGATGAATTCATGCGTAATGTGGCTAGTTTTGAGGGATTAAACGAGAATGATATATTAGAAGAATTGGAAGAAGATATTGGTGGTACAAAAGATGCTGAATATAGAAGAACCATTCAATTATTTGAAGAAATATATAAAAATAAAGGTCTTTATTATGCTTTAGCTTTACTCTATGATAGTCAATATGATAGAGAAGATATTAAGAATATGATGGAACTTATTTATCCAAAAAAATAAAAATAATTCACTTTTTTTGTAACATTTAATATTTATATACGTATATTTGCATAGAAGATTGTATTTATAAAAAATAAAACACGATAAAATGAAAAATTTAATGGACATAATGTTAATTTCTGCACTCGTTGCCTTATTATGGGCAGATAACGATGTGGATGAACTATGTTCAGTCGGGTTTAATAAATTAAGATGTTAACTAAGCTAACTTTTTAAATAGAAAAACCCGACTTGAGTAATTAAGTCGGGTTTTTTGTTTTATATAAGTAATTGTTCTTTGACGTATTGGGAAATTAAAATGGTGTTCAAGTTATCTGGATAATCCAGATGGGTTGAATATTAAACATAATTAAGGGTTATTATATCGAATAATTTTCGTAAATTCGAACCCTTAATATGGTCTACGGGGCTGCTAGGTGTGGCTGCCGGACTGTCACTCCGGAGATTCAGATGGGTTCGAACCCCATGTAGACCGCTTTTTTACATATTGACAGTATTTATATTAAATATAAATTTTATGAAAAGTAAAAGATATGAAAAAGAATTTTTTAGTCAAATAGTTAAACATTCACATAATCTAACAGACATTGCTGAAAAATTAAATTTAAAACCACATTGTGGTAATAGAGATACAATAAAAAAATATATTAACATATATAGATTAGATACATCACATTTTAGAGTAAGATATGAATTAAGAATAAAAAGGAAAATCCCATTATCTGAAATAATGATAAGTGGATCAACATATTCAACAACTAATTTAAAAGAAAGATTATATGATGAGGGTTTAAAAGAAAGAGAATGTGAGAAATGTGGACAAGGGGAAATATGGTATGGTGATAATATGTCTTTAATTCTTGACCATATTAATGGGGATAGTAGTGATCATAGGTTTGAAAATCTTCGTATATTATGTCCAAATTGTAATGCAACATTACCAACACATGGTGGTAAAAATAAAAGAAATAAAAAATATTATTATTATAATGATTCTAATCAATATTGCAATTGTGGTAATAAAAAAAATAATAAAGCAGAATTGTGTAAAAAATGTAATGATATTAATATTAGAAAAGTAAAGAGACCTACATATAATCAATTAATTAAAGAAATTAAAGAAACATCGTATTGTGCTGTAGGTAGAAAATATAATGTTAGTGATAATACAATAAGAAAATGGATAAAGTTTTATGAAAATAATAATACACCCTCGTAGTTCAGTCGGTTAGAATATAAGCCTGTCACGCTTAAGGTCGCCCGTTCGAGTCGGGTCGGGGGTGCAGACAAATACTCCTATAACTCAGTTGGTAGAGTGCTTGTGTTACATACAAGATGTCATCGGTTCAAGTCCGGTTGGGAGTACAATTCGATTTTTCCAGACACGTCTGGAATATTCAAAAATGCTGCGTTAGTGAAGTGGTTATCACGTCAGACTTTCAATCTGGAGTCGGGAGTTCAATTCTCCTACGCAGTACAAATTTTTTATTGGTACAAAATTAACAAAAGAGTTAGTATTTAATATAAATGATAAAAAAAGATGTTTTTATTGGTATAAAACTAACAAATTATATGGCGCATTCTTCTAACGGCTAGGAAATCGGGTTTTCATCCCGGCAATGGGGGTTCGATTCCCCCATGCGTTACAATGTTTCTTCTTCTTTCTTACCATGATCACCCATATAAGAAAGATGGAAGAAACAACTATAAAGTGTCCACATAAACAATAAATTAAGTATCATTTCCATAGGATTTGCGATTATTAATCTCCAAGATACTTCAAGTGAGAACATTGGTAAGCTAAGAAAACATAATATCCAAATTGTTTTAAATGTGTGCCATAAATCTGTCGTAAAGACCAAAACTGATTTAAATATTGGGGTTAATATTTTTTTAAATATTTCAGGTATGTTTTTATCATCTAAAAAATATTTATTTTTATGACTTACTGCGGGATTTGCCCATTGTTGGAATTTTTCGTTTTTAATTCTAGACCAGTATGTTTTTTTATATTTATGTCTAATTTTATCAGACATTCCATTAAAAAAACCACCGATAGCAATTAAAATATATGGTGTTAAAATATAAAGTATCATTTAAACATAAATACTATTTATTTAATACAAATAAAATATATTTGATATGGATTTAGAAAATAAAATTGAAAAATTAGAACAGGAAAATGATGATCTTAAAGATCAATTATTTGAATTACAAACAAATTTAAAATATTCTCGTGAAAATGATTTACGTGATTTTCTTAGAACATTATACAGGGAAATTAATGAAGAAATTGAAGATGATGAAAGTAAATTATCAAAAGAAGATATATTAAAGAATATGAAAAAATATATTTCTGTTTTTTCTGAAAAATATAATCTACCACTATAATTTAATATTGTCGCATAGCTCAGTAGGTTCAGAGCACTTGGTTTACACCCAAGGGGTCGTGGGTTCGAATCCCTCTGCGATAACCACATTTATCGGTAAATATATCGATAAACTACATTTATCGGGTTTAGAGTCGATAAATTATTTAAAGTGGTCAAATATAACCACTTTAAACACCCCCTTGTGGTGGAATTGGTAGACACGCATGATTTAGGATCATGTGCCGTAAGGCATGAGAGTTCGAGTCTCTCCAAGGGGACAAGCTTAATCGGGGTAACGATAGTAAGTTCCCGACACTTAGAGGTGAAATTATAGTTTACCATAAGCACGTATGGGGCAGTAGCATAGTCTGGCTAATGCGTTTGTTTTGCAAGCAAAAGATCGCTGGTTCAAATCCAGTCTGTTCCACAAGTAGAAATAGGTTTTCGTGCGGTTTTCCTCAAATAAACCAAACTATGGGAACGTGGTGGAATTGGTATACACGATAGTTTAAGGAGCTATTACTTTACAGTGTGAGGGTTCGAGTCCCTCCGTTCTCACAAATTTACATCAGTTAGGTCTAATCTTTCTATTATTAATGGTAAATTAGACTAAACTGATGTAATTAGATTAAATGGCGATGTGGTGGAATTGGTAGACACGCTGGACTTAAAATCCAGTGAGCATTACGCTCGTGGGGGTTCAAATCCCCCCATCGCTACAAATGGGGCATTAGCTCAGATGGCTAGAGCACCTCCCTTGCACGGAGGGGGTCGTGGGTTCGAGTCCCACATGTTCCACAAAATGAGTTGCACCTTGAATATTCATTAATTATTAGAGGACGATTAGGTTTGATATCAACTGAAAGATCGTTAATAATATTCTATTAAGGTTTGATCACTTTAATGGGTATGAATGTGATAATAGGATGGCGACCCTGTTTGAAAAGAACAGGATGTATAGGGTTCGATACCCTTGTGATTCACAAAATTGTTTTTGGTAATATTCATCTATTTATAATAAAATACAATATTATGATAGATCAAATAGACCAATATGTTTTCTTTTTTATAATGCAAGCAGTTTTCATATCATACGTGTTTTTCATTATGATTAAGTATGGAGTACAAAAATCAATTTCAGAAAGTTATTACGCATTACCACCTAAATTAAGACCATTATTTACTTTTTTCTGTTGGGGTTTTGCTTTCCCTGCAATTATTGTCGGAGATTCAGTATTAATGTTTTTTGCTGGTTCTGGTATTGCTTTTGTTGGTGCTGCATGTAATATGCATGAAGAATTTGTGAGGAAAGTACATGTAACTGCAGCAATAATAGGAATAACATGTGCTCATTTGGCAATTATATTTAATTACGATATGTGGTGGCTTACTGCAGGATTTGTAATTATATCAATTCCAATAATAATATTTAATAAAAAAACATATATTTGGTGGATTGAATTATTATCTTTCATTTCAATAAGCGTTGCGTTAGGTACATCAATTTTCTAATACTTACGTCCGTAGTTCAATTAGGTAGAATGCTGGTCTCCAAAACCAGAGGTTGGGGGTTCGATTCCCTCCGGGCGTGCTAATATTTATTCAATAATTTAATGGTAATGAAACACGAATTAAAAGAAATTGTGAAAGGAACTGTGGCAAAATTAGAGCATGTTTGTAATGGTAAAGCTGATTATAGAATCAATGTTAATGATACTATTTATCAACTTGAAATTAACATTATGGAAAAGGAATGGGAAAATATATACATACTTCCGGAATATAAATCGATAACATTAATGCGTTGGATCAGAAAAGGGATTGAGAATGGTAATCTTATTCAATTAAATTAATTTTTTTGTAACATTTCTTGATATTCTCCGTATATATAATTAAATTTGACAACTTATGTTGATACTTGGAAAAAATAGAGATTATTATGATGGTGTTGTCGGTACAATGGGTATTGATAAAACTATTGTTTATAATCGTCATACTGTTGAAAATGATGACTGTAAAAAATTTCCAAAAGAATTTAAATGTAAATTACATTATAGTGATGATGAATCAAAATTTATTGATCTTTGTTCTTATGGTATTGACAGTGATAAAACTAAAAAATATAAAGAAGTTGATGTTTTTTTTATTGGTTTTTGTGGTAAAATATATATCGGTTGGAAATTTTATTATTTAATTGGTAATGGTATTCACGAAAAAATGAAATATGATATTGTTTATGATATTGATGTAGCAAAGAAATACATTAAAGATAATAGATGGGGTAGTGGTAATCTTAATGATATTCTGAATCATATTAAAAATTATAATCCTATTGAATTATTTAGAGAAAATAATACACCTATTTTTATTTATGATAGTCATATAGATAGAATAGATTTAGATAAATATTATGGTAGTAACAATCAAAGATTTATTATTAATCCGGTGTTAAAAGAATATAAATTTTATAAGGTTTTTGATACATTTAGTGCCTTTCAAGAAATTCAAATGTTTATCTCCGGTGTGTTGGGATCTAATGAAAAAGATATTATTGAAGTGGAAGATAAATATAAAATTGCACAACATGGTTTTAATAAATGGTCCTTTAGAAGAGAACCATCAAAGAAAAAGAAATAAATGCTGCGAATAATGAGGTTAATCGTTGCACATTTTACGGCAAATGAGAAATTATACTAATTTATTAATAATTCCCGCAAAATTTGCGAAGAATAGTGATGATAATCAACGCATAATTAATTGTGTGATCGGTAAAACCCCTGATGGTGTGCCAATTACACAATTAAGAAAATTTGAGAAATATTGTACAGAAGGTATTGAAAATCCGACCTATTTATTAATAGGCATCATAAGTGGTCAGGGTTTTACACGAGTAACATTTACCGATGCCAAAGAGTTTGAAAAATTGTTCATTGAAAAATGGGGTTGTCTGGATTTGACAGCAACGTAGAATGGTAAGTAAGCAAGTGGTAGTTGTAGAATCTACTTTAAAAAAGTTACAAAACTATAAATGCAGAAGACTTAATGTCTATTCCAACATTTCTTAACAGAAGTGTACCAGCAGTTGCAAGTGAAGCTGAACTAGCAATGGCTGCGTAAGGAAACAGCAAAAAAACAGCGAAAAACTTGTAATCAAGTAAGGTTTGAGATACCTTTAAATAATCACTCTGGTTAATTATTCGACTATAACGAATAGATATTTTGGATGATTAGAAAATCATATCCTAAACTTGTAGAAAACTTATTAGTCACTTGTTTGGACGTGGGTTCGACTCCCACCAACTCCACCAAGGTAATTGTGGGGTCTTAATAAGACTTAAAGATAGTTTGCAAACGTAGGTAGTTAGAGTTCATGATGATAGCTATCAAATGATGTGTTGGCATGGGAGTTCGACTCTTCCACACGTTGCTTTAAGTTAAAGACCCTACACATTACTGATAAAAAATAAGAAAGATTGAAAGACATTTGGAGATATGAAAAAATTAGTTAGAGATAGAATTCCAGAAATTATCGAAAAAAAAGAAGGTAAATCACCAGATTATTATATTGCTAAATCTGAAGAGTATGAAGGAAGATTATATGATAAATTAGGTGAAGAAACTATTGAATTTATCAATGAACCTTGTGCTGAAGAACTTGCTGATATTTTAGAAGTGGTTGGTGCACTTGCTAAATTTCATGGTATTGGTCTTGAGGATATTAAAATAGCTAAGAACAAAAAATTCAGAGAAAGAGGTGGTTTTAATGAACGTTTAGTATTAAATATGCCTGAAAAATAACATAATTTAAATTATGCCCCCATGAAAGCATATTTATATTAAATGAATAGAAAACCATTACATATTAAACCTTCCCGGAAAAAACCAACTGAATATTGTTGTGGTAAGAGAGTTAAAGTTGGTGATCGTGGTAGAAAAAAACCAAACATAACAAGAAGAATAAAAAAAAGATAACTCCCATGAATGTTTTTCTTGGAATTTAATTTGCCTCAATGATGGAACTGGTAGACATGCAGGTTTCAAAAACCTGTGCTTCCGAGCTTGTGGGTTCAAATCCCACTTGAGGTACTATTTATAAATAAATAACATGAATATTTTAGAATTAACATTAATCACTATTTTTATTATGGTAGTTGGATTATATCTAATTATTGAATTAATTGATTCTTTTTTCCGAATCAGATCATATTTTAAAAGGTCACCTTTTTCAGAATATGATCAGAAAATTGGATTAAGTTATAATCCTAAAACTAAAAAATTAACATAATTATGAAAAACTCAAAAGAAAGGTCATCAGTCTTCTAATACTAAAATGTTAGAAGATTATGAGAAGAATTAAAGAAACTGTAGACAATACCTCAAATAGGGGTGAGTTTAATCGAGCATACAAACGGTATCTCGAAAGTAAAGGAAAAATTCGTTGTTCGTACTGTGGTTATAATCGTGGTGAAAACGATAATAGAAAATGGTATGGTAGTAACATGAGGGATGGTATTAGTTATCCTAATTGGAAATTAGCCACTAAAAACAGTAAACAATGGATGGATAAAAACCTCGAAATAACAAATAAAATTATTCGAGGTGTAGAACATACCACTATCAAATTTAAACGATAGTGGTTTTATCTTGCGGGGTAGCTTAGTCGGTTAAAGCGTTGGAGTCATATCCCAAAGACCGAGGGTTCGAATCCCTCTCCCGCAACAAATTTCCCAATACGTTTTTTATATATAAATTTATTCATATATTTGTCTAATAAAAACACAAATAATATGGAAGAATTAAAAACACCACTTGTAATTAATTTATTTGCTGGTCCGAGCACTGGTAAAAGTACATCTGCAGCACAAATTTTCTCTGAATTAAAATGGATGGGAATTAATTGTGAGATGGTTACAGAATTTGCAAAAGATAAAGTATGGGAAGAATCATTTAAGGTCTTAGATGATCAGGTTTACATTTTCGGTAAACAAGTACATAGAATGCGTAGACTTGTTGGTAAGGTTGATATAATTATTACTGATTCACCGATCTTAAATTCATTGGTTTATGATGAATCTGGAAATGATAATTTTCATAATTTAATTTTGGATGTTTTTAATGAATTTAATAACTTAAACTTCTTTCTTAGAAGAACAAAAAAATTCCAACAAGCTGGAAGAGTCCAAAATGAAGAGAAATCAAAGTTGTTAGATAATAAAGTTTGGAATATGTTATGTGATAATAAAATACCTTGTGATCCGGTTGATGCAAGTAAAGAGAATATAATAAAAGAGGTTTTACCTATAATTAATAGAGTATATTCAGCAAATAAATAAAATAATTCGGAAATAATGTAACCTTTGTTTGGTTTATTCGTATTTATAGTATAGATTTGTAAAGTTAAATTTAAAAAAGAAAATGATGTCAAGAATTAACACATATTATTTCAAGAAATCTTATAAGAAGTATCTTATAGGAATCGGGAATCGTATGATTAGTTCATAAAAAATAAATTAACTAAAACTAATATATGTTTAAAAACCCGATTCTTAATAGAGTCGGGTTTTTTGTTGTATAAAAGTTCTTTGAATATATAATGATCTCGTAGCTCAGTTGGTAGAGCACCTGCCTTTTAAGCAGGGAGTCGTGGGTTCGATCCCCACTGGGGTCACAGAAAAGAGGAATGATAGAGTCCACACTACCTCTTCCTATATATGGGGATGTGGACACCAATGGTTTCGTAGCTGAGTTGGTTTAGCACCGCCCTTTTAAGGCGGGGACGTGGGTTCGACCCCCACCGGGATCACTATTAAATATATCACATAATGGTGAAAAGGAATACACTATCCAAGACATGGGGAGAGGGATGCTGGCAACACCATTCCATACGGGTTCGAGTCCCGTTTATGTGACAAAAATTAATATTATGAGTAGAGAAGAATTATTAGCATTTTTACGTGAAAATCTAACCATTGAAGTATCATTAGATGATGAATATGAAGGTGATGGTAGATATGCAACAAGTAATGTGACATTAAGATTATGTGATGAAGAAATTTCATCATCATATGATTCAGTAAAGATAGATTAAATTGGATAGGTGGTCGAGTGGTTAATGGCAGCAGACTGTAACTCTGCCCTCTTAGGAGTTCGGGGGTTCGAATCCCTCCCTGTCCACAATATTGTCAGTTGGGGAGTCTTAGTGACTTTATGCCACCTCCTATCGGGGTGGACTCTGGCAATATTAATTGGGTACGTTGAGCAATTGGTGGCTCGCCTGACTGTAGATCAGGTCTTAACAGCTTGGGGGTTCGAATCCCTCCGTGCCCACTTTTTATTTTTCTAATTAATTTAGATATTATATATTATTTTTTATATATTTGTATGAATTAATTATTCCACATGAAAAAATATTCGTTTAGTGAGGTTGATTGTTTAACAACAACACAATATATAATGGCATCTTGGAAATATTCAGGTGCTAATTTTTGTAGGGATTTAATTAAAGAAAATTTTCCGGAGTGTTTTAATTGGGGACTGTGGGGTAAAACACATTCAATATTATCAATAGAAGCGTATAAAACAGTAAGTAATAAAAATATTAAAATTTTTCTTATTCTTGCTGACCCAAGAGATGTGTCTGCACATATAGGATATCACGAAAATGGCTGGAATTGCGATAAAAAAGATTATTCTGATTATGCATATAATCATCGGGATAGTTTAGTTTTTTTAAATGAAAACATGTATAAAATTAATGAATTATTATCATATTACATATCCAAATTTAAAGATAGTTGTTTAGTTTTAAGGTATGAAGATGCATATTATAATCCTGATATTTTTTTAAATAAGGTGGGTAAGTTTTTAAATTTAAAACCACTTAATATCAATGACATTAATAAATATCGTCAAGATATTAACAGAAATATTGGTGTTTTTCCATATTATTATAGTTCAGAAACAAATGAACAACATTATAAACAATATCAGAATTTTTATGTTAAATGGGGATACGGTAAACAGGGTTTTTTTTACAGTGATTTCGATAATGAAACAAAACACAATAAATTTCTAAAAGATAAAGGTTGGGAATATTTAAATTATGAACCATATATAGATAATGGTTTAAAATACAGTATTAAAGATTCTAAATATATTGAATTTTTAAATAGAAATAAAGTGTATTCAATGGTAATCCCAATTAATTATAGGAATGGTGCACTTAATAATCATATTGAAGATCGAATAAAAAAATTAAGAAATGAATAAAAATGTAATATCGTTTTGTTGTCATGCGAAAAATAGATTACAACACGTTAAACTAACTTTAGAATTTAATTTAGAAATTTTATCAAAGTATAATAATGTTGAATTAATATTATCAGATTTTGATTCGAATGATGGTCTTTTTGAATGGATAAAAACAAATGAAAATCTGAAAAAACATTTAAACTCCGGTTTATTAAAATATTTTAAAATAAATAATGAACCATATTTTAAAATGGCATCATCAAAAAATTTATCCCATAGATTAGCAACCGGAGATTATTTAATTAATTTAGATTCTGATAATTTTTTATGTGAAGAGTACATTGATAAAGTAAAAGAAATTATAAACATTAATTTACATACGCTTATACATAAAAAAGAAACAGCAACAGCACTTTATGGTAGGGTAGGTTTATCAAATAAAATGTTTAATGATGTTGTTGGTTATGATGAAATATATCAACATTGGGGTTGTGAAGATAATGATTTGTTACATAGAGTTAGAAACTATAAAGATATTTCAGAATATGATATTGATATATATCATATTGATCCTGAAATTATGGGGTCATTCATAGAACATAGTAATTGTTTAAGAATATCGAATTATAACGTTGACGATTTAAACCCTGAAGCTTTAATAAAGGGTACGTATGATATGTTTGTACATGGTATTGATGATGAAGGTAAGGTGTATTATAAAACGGATAAATATCCTATATTTAAAATAAATAATCAAGATTATTTTGAGGATACATTATCATCTGACAGATATAAATCAAGAAAACCATTTAATATATTTAATGTTTATACATTAAATTTAGATTTGATTTTTTTTAAGAAATTGAATTAATTATGAAAAAAATTTTATTTATTACATTTAATTTAAATCCTTACAATCAGTTTAGTATTAATCACGCTATCCCTATTTTTTCTGCAATAATTGATAGAAATAAATGGGATGTTAATTTTATAACAGTAAGAGAAGATAATAATTCCGATGATTTATTAAATGATATAAATAAAATTGATCCAGATGTTATTGGTTATTCTTGTACTTATTTTGATTTAAAAAACATTAATGAATTAAGCTTTCAATTAAAAAAATATTTTCAAATTGCTGGTGGAATTGGACCAACAACCACTCCGGATTTATTTTTAAATAAAACAAATTTAGATGGTGTTGTTGTTGGGGATGGTGAAATACCTTTAATTCAATTATTGGATGCAATTTATGAAGTTAAATCATTTAATGATATTGACGGTTTTTATTGGAAAGAAAAAACAATAAAAAATAAATTACCCAAACTAATTAAATTAAATAATTACCCAATCCCGGATTATTCCATATATATAAATGACAATGTTTTTAATTCTTTTTCTGAATTTCCTGTTGTTATTAGTAGAGGTTGTCCATTTATGTGTAATCATTGTGCCACACCAACAATGAAAAAAATATTAGGTTTAGGATCGTTTAGAACATATTCACCAACAAAAACTATTGAAATTTTAATTCATATTTTGTTTAATTTCCCAAACACAAAAAAAATCATTTTTCAAGACGATGTTTTAATTATGAATAAAAAATGGTTTAAAGAATTTTCAACAATATATAAAGAAAAGATAAATTTACCATATGTAGCACAAGCACGACCAAGAATGATATCTATTGAGATTTGTGAACAATTAAAAAACAGTGGTTGTGAATTAATACAAATTGGTGTGGAATCCGGAAGTGAAAGAATTAGAAAAGAAATTTTAAATCGAGATGAAACAAATAAAGATATTTTAGAAAAAATAAATTTAATAAAAAAAACAGACATTAAAATCCATATATATACTATGATTGGTTTACCTACCGAAACCAAAAAAGAAATGAAAGAAACATTTAAATTAATTAAAAAAATAAAACCAAATGATGGGT